AAGAAAAAAAATTCGCTCTTATTGCAAGTAATTTGCAATAAAAAAAGTTAAAGCAAAAAAGTTTTTCGTAAAGTCTTCTTTTACAGCGACTTATGAAATATTTTATCGATTCAAAAATCCACAATGCCAGTGTTTATGCGGGTTTCAGGCTGTTCGTGGCAATGTCAAGCAAATTTATTGATTATTTTAAAGTTATATAATAAGGCAATAAAATAACAGAATAATTTACTTTTTTACTATAGGAGAATAAGTCAATTTTTAAGTAGGATAATTACCCGAGGTGAAAATAGGTAAAAAGTTGGCATGCAACTTGCTATGTTTTAGTTATTCACATAGAGTATATATCCATTTAGTGTATTTACACTAATTCACAATTGTACCCAACGATTTTTATTAAGCGGTTAATTTTTTATTGTGCGTGCAATTTTTATTGTGCGTGCAATTTTTCGATGCCACGGGGTTACCCTGAATTGTATACCGCCCTAGTCCAGAGCCTCTTCCCATACCCTTTGCACCCTTGGCTTGACCGACCCAAGCTGACCGACCGAACCATGCTGTTCGCCCACAGCCAACCGACCACCCGCCCGCCTCCTACCCTACCGTTTCTCTGGGCACCGCCTTTGCTAGGTACTCGCTGCGCACCGCCTTCTTTAGGTATCTGGAGCAGGGTGAGCTGTATATCTAGCGCTTAAACCATTGCCTGCATATAAAAAACTGGACGGTACGGCTGGTAAATCAGGTATCCAAGTCCGTATTTACTAGGTTATAACCGTTATTACACTGGGTATGCACGCTTCCACGCACGCTTTTAGGCCGATATAGTACTGGATAGTACTTAATACACACTGGAACATAACACTTACTAACTGGTAAGGGTTGCCTCAACTTCGCTTGCCATGTTTTCCAGTTCTCTTTCTCTTAATATTTCGGGCTGGTGGTCTTCATAGTACTGGTCTTCTATGTAGCCTAGGTCTACTGCTCTCCCTAATTCAGCATTTAACTGGGTTTTCTCTTCAATATACTCTTTGAATGACAGGTTAGGCCTTATCTTAAGCACTAATGCCATGTATTCTGCGTTTTTCTTACGTTCGTTTTGGATATATTTCTCTATGTTCATACTTATATAAAGGGTAAGTATTCAGGTTTTTCCGTGTTTTTCTGGTTTTTTTCTGGATAAATATCAGTTTTTTTGTCTGGAGTACCGTCTTCCCCCTCCCTCCAAGCCCTCGCTGCTCGCACGGTACTGGCTGGACCAGGTTGCCAGAGCCTTATTTCGTGATTTTTTCCAGGTAAAAGCCTTATTCCATGCTGTTTTTCAGGTATTTATGCCCGATTTGCCTCTCCACACCGTTAAATTTGGCCTGATTTACCGTTTTTTTGCCGTGCCTAGGGTAATTTTCTTACTGGTTGCGGCTGCATCCTTGCGGCTTACTGGCAGCATAACCAAGCCCTTGCCCTTCTGGTTAACTGGTAAATCAGGCTGGTCACCCTTCCTTGTCCCTTCGCCTGAGGTCAATCTGGCAGCTGCGGCTGCTGTTCCCTGACCCTTTTGCCTTCTTTTCCCTTCACCCTTGCCCTTGTATAACCGTGTAATCAGGCTGCAGTGCCCTTGCCTTTACTTAAACCATGCCCTTCTGGTGCGGCTGGACAGCTGCTTCCTCCATGCCAAGCCCAAGCCAAGACGCAATTTATTGCTCCCCTACCTCCCTGCCCTGCTATACGCACCGCCTTGCTTGGAATCCAGACACAAAAAAACGGAGCCGCTCACTGGGAACGACTCCGCTTCTTAAATAACAATGCTTATGAGCGTGTTGGTGGTGTTTTAAGCCATACTAACGCTCTTACATGGGGCTTTATAGTGTATTCATATGTATTTGGGTCTTTCTATGCGCGGTAGGGGCTAATTCTGCTTAGGCAAGTGCCGTAGTTACTGCGCTTGGTTAGTTTGTATACTGCGCGAGACATCTTGCCAGCCTGACGCTCTGTCTTGCCAGTGGCGATGTTCACGTAAATTGTGTCTGAGTCCACAGCTTCTTGTTGCTTCTCTCTGATGGACGTGGGTGTGTGTAGGATGTCTTTTATGATGTCTTGCATGCCAAGTATGGTTCAAATGATTTGAGGCAGATATACGACCACTCTGATGTGCCATTGGCGTATTCTACGTAGTATTTGGTGGTAAAGCCGTAGTGATGTTCGCTAACTGCTATGATTTCCATTACACCTCCACCGCCTTCCATCCCCGTGTGTCTTCTACTATGACTTGGTTTTCACCGATTCGCTTGGCAATTTTAAGCGCCACTCGGACGGCTTTTGCTCTGCCTGCTATCTCTTCGGTCTCGTTAGTTTTGTTGTTTACTAAGGTAAACCAATTTTGAAAATTAGGATTCTGTATTATTTTTATCATTTTTAGTGTTATTTAAGGATTATTTAATCTTATAAAGACAATATACTAGCTATATTGACAAATGTCAAGTAAAACTAAAACTTTTTTTTACTTTTCTGTATTTTTATTATGGATATGGGTTCCCTCCATGACTAGTAAGTGAAGGCTTATATTTACTGCATTCCAAAATGGCATTTCTATCTCTTGGAATCTTGCCATGATGTCGCAGAACAATTTCTGCTTACTCGTTTCAAAGCCAAGCTTCTCTGCTACTTCAACTAAATGATTATTTAGTTCCGAATCTGACCCTTGCCCTACATTTACGTCTCTCATGTTCTTTCTTTCTATCTTTAAATATTCTTGTGTATGGAGCCTTAACGGCGCTTCTCGTTTTTAATTTCATATTCTGTATCTCCTGTGATTAAGTCTTGGACTCTCTCCACGACTTCTTTTTTATGTCCACCGATGTGCCATTCGTAATTGTCATCCATTTTTAAGGCTTCATCAAGTTTCCAATCGTAAATAGTTGCGACCAAGCCATCTTTAAATTCTAATACCCACTCGGTTAAAACTTTATCATACGCCATGAAGTCTTCAAATAGTGGCTTGCCAAGGAGACTTTTTAGGTCTCGCTTGGTGGTGTGTACATAGCCTTGCAGATGTGTTCCATCCACTTTGCTCGCTTCGTGGTTTACATAAATTTTAGATGTGGTCATATGCGCTCTCCTCGTATGATTCAGTGATTAACTCATTGTTGTCCTCGTAGTACTGAACGATTGCTTCTTTGACGGCTTTTAGCTCTTCCTTGGTTGGTTGGTGTAGATTGCCATCTTCATCTTCGTAGTCACACTCTAATTCAGTTACCTCGATTGATGTGGCTTGGGGTCCATAGCCTGGTGTTGCTCCCCAATGTCCCCACGGCTCATCGGGTTCGCCTGGCTCATACTCAAACTCTAACTCGCCAGAGCACATGAATAATTTTCCGCTTGGAATTGTTATTTCTATATCGTTTATGGTGTACATTTTATAATTCCTTTCTATCGACGTCCGAAAAACTTATCCCAGTCATACTTTTCTTGCATCTCAGCTTTAACTCTACGAACATTGCCACGCTTGGTGGTAAACTTTCCGTCAAGTTTAGTGAGAGCCTTACGGATATAAACTCCGTTCTCTACGTTTCTAGCGATTTGCGATTGCCTCGCACATTTTGCACTTTTACTGCTCATTGTTATTTTTATTTAATGGTTTATCGTTATTGATAACTACAAAGTAACATATTGAGCTAGTAAGTCAACTATTTTTTTATCTTTTTTTTATTTGTTTCATAAGTCTTTGATTTGCAGTCTTTTATAAAGTCATTTTTTTCTTCTTTTGTTAGCGGGATATTTTGACTCTGTCTAATCATGCCTTCGATGACTGAGTAGCTCCAAGCTATACTTTTTTGCTTAAATTCTTTTTCTTTCATACCAAGCCTTACCTTCTTCGAGCGGGTTGCTGTAAGCCCAAAGCCTTTTGCCATCTCCAAGCCTAAGCCCAAGCCAAGGTCTATTCCCATGCCCTCCGCCTGAGGGTGGTTCCAGCCTGATGGAAAACTGGCTGCCAAATACGCACGCGTACGCACCGCCTTTCATAGGTATCTATCAGCACCGCCTACGCAAAAATCCCGCTCCCTGATTAAAGGGAACGGGCTAATAACACTAATACAGAAATTAAAAAAGCGTTGCTTGTGGGTCTTTCTTTACTGCTACAGATACTTCTTCTGCTGGTTTGTCTGGCATTAGGTCATGCTTTTCACCGACTGGTGGACGCATGGCTTCTTGCGTTGCTTTCGGAAGCTGGTGCAGTTTTAGTGACCAATCTCTAAAGTCTCTCTCGTAGGGAAGCTCTTCATGATTATTTAGTTCTGAGCCTTCCGTGAAGAAGTCCATTACCGTCTTGCCTGCCTGCTTTCCTCTTCTGGTATGACAATCTAGCGCATATTCGGGTATCTCCAGAGGTGGTTGAGCCGTTTTTGTTACGGGGTCTATTCCTCCTTCGCATACTAACTTATGTCTATTGACGACTTTCATCTTAGTCCAGTCTATTAGGCGCGACTTCTTAGCTCTCACTAAATACATGACTGCTTGGAAGATACAAAGTCTTTCATGCGGGTCTTTCTTCTTATGTAGGTAGTCAAATGCTTGTTTAAGGGCAACTATACGAGTTATTGCGTCAGGGTCAGCTAATCCGACATCTTCCATAGCAATGATATGCGTACGTTTCCAGAAATATTCGGCATATCCGCTAATATATAATTCGTATGCCCAATGGAGTGCATTCATGTGTCCGCGCCTTACTGTCTTCTGGTAGGCTGAACTTACTTCAAAAAAGTCGAAATCGTTTTTGGTTCTAATTCTAGGCATTAGTAGTTCCTCCTTGTGTTTGGGTCTTCATCGGGGTGGATTCTGTTTTGATTCTTCTGAGTCTTTTCCATTTCTTCGAGGATTTTGTCTCCATAGGATACGATTTGCTTAGTAATAGCTTCTTGGTCTTTCCGAGGGTTAACTAATTTAGTAGTTAGCCTTTCTATCATACTGACCCAAGCCCGTACCATTATTCCTATATCTTCACCGACACCCTTGCCCTCTAGTTCTTCTTCCCACTCGATTGCCTTTCGTGTCATCTGGTCTCTTAAATCTACTATATTCATTATTGTAACTCCTTTAGTGTTTCTATTGCTGTATTATAGCCTGCGCGTACTTTCAGGTAGTCCCTGAGGGTAAAAGAATCAGGGTCGTTCTCCATGTCGTGCATTTTTCTCTCTGCCCAATCCCTTTGGTTTTTGGCATCGGTGGAAATTTGTAATTTCCTCCAATCATTGTTGGACATTTTTGGGAATGTTTTTGCTAGTTTCATTATGCCACCTCGTAGGTTGTTCCGTTAATAGTAAGAGCCTCAAGGGTCTTGATGTTAATCATGCGATGTGCGTCTTTTTGCATATCAAACACGCCAACTAGCTCATAGTCACTAGGGTTGAAATTGCGTCCAACTCCTTTAACGTACTTTTTAACTCCGAGACGACAAACCATTTCGCGCAAGGTTCCGTCTTTCTTTGTGAATTTAGCGCGGAAAATTTTTCCGTTTGTGTCGTGAATTTTAATCTTCGCGCGGTCTCTTGTAATAGTGTTATTCATGTATTTTATAGGTTATTATTAATCTTATAAGTACAATGTACACGCTAGGGCTACATAAGTCAAGGATTATTTAATCTTTTTTTAATGTTTCTAGGTGAATTAAAAATCCAATTGTTGCTACCCAAGGTGTAAATAGTAGGCAAGTCTCAATTAATTCTATCATTATTAAAACTCCACTTTATTCATCACTACTAATCCGACAGGGATGCCAGTGGGTGATTTAGATTTATGTGTAATGCAACTCACCTTATCCCGCTTGGCACTATCATACCAAAAGGTTGGAGAGTTTGGAATATCTGAGTACCAAGGGTCATATAAGCCTTCTCGCTCTAGTTTTCCGACAGTGGTGACCAAGATTGGCTTTTCCCAGCGTTCGCTGCGCGCCTTATCAAGGTGCCAAATTTCATTAAATGGTTCTTGAATTGTTTGCATTTGAGTTTCCTTTCTTGCCTCGTGTGTACCGCCAAGTGTGAGGTCCTTTATGAATTTAAATATTGCTTGTTTCATATTTCGTAGCGTTAAACTTACGTGCGACTAGTTGACGTCTAGCTACACGCTCGCTTAATCCGATATACAAGGTTGAGCTACAAGTTGTCTTATCTTTCTCAGCAACTTTACGAGCGTAAGTCACCCACCCTCCCTCTTCTAACTCAGTTATGAGGTCTAGAGTATCTTGCCGAGGGAGGTGGGTTAAGTTACACACCACGTTTATGTCTAAGAAAATTGTTTTAGCATGAGTTAAGTGCCTGAGTACTGTACTTGAGTCCGAACTTAATAGATATGCTTTTTTCTGCCAATGGTAGTTAGGTTTATTCATCATTATTATTCTCCTCTATTTAGTTTATCGAATTCATCAGTTACTAGTGGGCAAAATGTGCCATTGGAGTCTTCGACCGCATCCATATTTGGCGTGAGGTCGAAGTCACTCCTAGGGGTATCGTCTAGATGCGTATCTCTCGTAGAATTCAGATACTCTATCTGAGCTTCCGCTAGACGTTTCTGCTCCACTACCCGCTCGCTTTTTGGAAGCCAAGTGTTTTTTTTTGCCTTCTTCTGCTTCTTTTGCTTCTTGGTTTTTTTCGTCTTTCCAAGAACATCATCAGAAGATGCACAAGAGCCTCCAGTGTTATAGTAAGTCCCTGCTCCATAATAAGGGGAGGTGAATTGACTATAACGGACTTTTACTTGCTTGTAAGAGTCATTAGAGTACCAAATGTCTCCGTTCCAATGTCCCGCACTCTCGTTAACGATAACTGCTTTACCTTTTTTATTGATAAAGACAAGTTTACTCGCGCCGATACACGCTTTGAGGGTACGCTTGCCATACTCTGTGTAGATGAAACGTGGATTACCTTTATTGATAGGCTTTACATAGTCATCGACAAAAGTCCTAGTGTCGGATTTGTCTTCGTCTACAATGTCGATGCCACTGATGACGCCGTTGTGAATCATTGCCAATTCGTCATTGATTTGAAAAGGGTGACAATTTGATTCATCAACTTTGCCGTGAGTTGACCATCGGAAGTGGATTGCCATAGGCTTATCCATATGGGGAACGATTGCTTTCCAAAAATCTTCAAATTTGAAAAAACCTTTTTCGATAACTACTTTACCATTAAGAGGGTAAGCGAAGCCAGCTCCGTCATCATTGCTATCAAATGCGTTTTCCATTTGATACTTTAAGACTTCCTTGTTTGCAGGTTTGAAAATTGCTAAGCACATAATTTTTATCTTTCTATTTATTTTTATTTGTTAGTGGTGTTTTATCTTATATAAACAATGTACACTTAAAGTTGTATAAAGTCAAGTATATTTTTGTTTATTTTTAAATAATGTGGAACAAGCGAGTGTTTATGCCCGCTTGCCCCACTTGCTAGGACAAGCAATTAAATTCGATTATCGTATTGCTCGGATAACGTCTCAGCTTTCCTACGCATGGTAGCAAAGTTTTCTTTAAAAATCGGGAGAAAGAAATTTCTGCCAAGATGGTGGTGAAACCATTTTAGTGAATCTTTACCTTTCAGTGATTTTTGCTCCCACTTCATTTGTTTAAGCGAGATATTACGTTTTGCGTTATGTACGATACAAAAGGCTGTCCAAAGGTGGTGTAGAATCTTACTCTTATTCAGAGTGCCAGCGAATGCTCTAAATTCTATCGTACCCTTGCCGTTCATATTTTGAAGATTTACAGGAGCGTATCTCTCCAAGCTACGAAGCCTAGTATCGTGACGGCACTTTTCTGATGGCGCTCTTTCATGCTCATTTTGAACACTGAGTACCCAGCCAGATGCATCATTAATGCGTTGGCAATAATGATTTCTGTCACGTCGAGTGCCAGTCTGTGAGTATAGGGCATCTTGCCAACGATAGCTAAGGTGAGCAACTCGTGTTACGAATTGTACAATCTTTGCCGATGATGGATTTCTGCCTAACACTGAGTCGATGCCGATGTGAATATGTAAGCCACATGATGTATTAACTCTAGTGTTATGAGACTTGAGCCAATCTGTAAAATCGAGTACATTTTGAACTCCGTCATTGCCTTTCAAGATAGGTGATACAAACTCGCATCCATATCTGTCGTAACTCCGACTAGAAACGGAAGAGTCATGCTCTACTAGCCAACGTCTGCCGTTGAATTTAGGGGCTTCATACACGGGTTCACCGCAATGATAATCTCCGATGTCAATGCCCTCGGCATAATCACGTGGGAGTAGGCATTCTAACTCTACGCCAAATGTCCAATTTTCTCCGCGCGTTTTCTGTCCGTCAAATAATTCTAATTGCTTATCTATGTCCATAATTTTTATTTTATTTGGTTATTATTATTGGTGAATATAAACAAAGTACATCATACTTTGCTATATGTCAAATAAATTTTTAACTTTTTTTCACTTTTATTTTATCCTACTAGGGAATAGGGAGCTAGTTTCCATAGTAATTTCTCGCCCACAGCGGGGTGGATGCCAAAGCCAAAGTGGATTAGTGCCCTTCGCCATAGTGCCACCTTGTAGTTGTATAGGCTGTCCTGCATGTAGTTAATTCTCATTATTTTCCTTTCGTGTATGTACCGCCCTGACTAGGGGGCAAGTAGTTGTTCTAGTGTTGTTGAATGTAATATTTCTTCCATTGTTGTATTTGGAGAGCCTTCGGTTTCGTATTCTGGATATTCTTGTCCGTGCTCGCCAAACTTTGCTTCTTCATCTACATGGGTATCATTTTCAGGAACTGCTTTACCTGTGATATAGCATGCCGTAGGTCTGTGATATGGAAGGTTATCCATAATATATTGATATAGGTTTCTATTACTCGGTCTACCACGTGCAGTATCATGCTCACGTTGTGCAATCTCGTTTGGAATCCAACTAAGTGAGCGATGTACGCTCCTTGCTCTACTGCGTGGTTTACGGAATAACTCTATTGCGTAACTCCGAAATTCATTTTCATATTCTGCGCCACAATGCATATAATCTCTGTCTATAACTTGAGTCATATTAAACTCAAACTTGTATTCTATATCTACGCCAGCGCTATGCTTGAGGTTTTCTTGGGATAGCCATTGAACTCTATCATCACCAATTGCACTTAGTTCGCATGAACATCTAATGGCGTCATACTCTGCCACCGCTTCAACCATTTCAGTTACAGCTTCAACTTCATCATGCCAATTAACACGCTTCCATGCTATACATCTATTGTACCACTCGTATCTTGGGCCTTCGTAAACTAACTTTCCGCTAAACTTAAATCTATGCGCGCGGTTTGTTCTTATTAGACGATTAGCTTTTGCCTCAGTCATAGTATGCCTTGCTTGAACATTTGCGACTGATGGCGCGGTGACAGAATCTAACTTTAAGGTTAAGCCGTGGTGGTCTCTGTTAAAGTAATTTATCTCTGATGATATAATTGTTTTTATCTTATCTCTAAAACTCATAGTATTATATATAATGTCATTACATTTAAATGTCAAGTAATTATGGAGAAAAAATTTGCTTTCCAAATAAAGCATATTGGCAAATTATATTTCCGATATAACCATGCCCACTACCTTCTCTGGCTCGCTCCTCAATTACTGGATAATCCGATATAGCTTTAACCAAGCCCTTATTTAAATCATATGCGGTAAGTGTCCAAGGACGAAGTGATGACCCGTTTTCCCATTTTCGCAGCGGGGATACCCTTGTGACTGTGGTTCTCTGATTTGGGTAGGTAGCGGTTACTTCAAGTCTTGGTATCTTGTTTGATACAATGGGTGGCTCGAATAATTTAGGTGCAGTGTGGTTTCTTAAATCGTGGCTCTCGCCATCTTTGTCAACTAGATGAACGAAGTTATTCCAATTTGCACGCATAGCATTAAGCACACACCTAATGAAGTTACTATCCGCAGGAAGCTCAGGGTACGCCTTTAGAGGGAATAGCCCATTATACTTCTTTAGATACTTAAATCTAGACTTCATGTAAGCGTGCTTCTTTCGCAAGAACTTAACATTAAGCACCCACGGGTTACCTTTTAATAGGTACGCTGGAATAGCTGGGGGGGTAACTTGCTCATCTACCCAGACTAAATTTGCGTTAAATCTAGGCATTTTATAGCTCCTCGATTAATTGGTTGAGTTCATCCACATCTAAGGATGAATCATTATAGGCTACCTTATCGGGTGTCTCTAGTGTGCCACACTCACGTAATGACTCACAAAATTCAACATAAGGCTTTAATTTATTTCTAAATCTTCGCGCCATGCTATATAGACCCTCATCATTGAGAATCCAAATTGCTACATTATAGGTTGCCTCGTTACTATATCCGTTACTCATTTTCTGATTTGGTTGGTGGGTTAGATACTTCGAACGCATTACAAGATGCCCAGAAGTTAGGGAAATACTCGTTCATGAATTCGTTTGCTTTTTCTAGATTATCAAAAGGTCCATAGAACTTATGTCCTGATTCTAAATCTCCGTTAATGACTATGTGTTTAGCCGAGGGGTTAATTGTTACTTCGTCTTTATCTCTAATTATATTCATTTTTATTAATGGGGTTCATTGTCCACGCATTTTTGACAGACAACTATTTTTTTATCTACTAGGGGCGTAAGGTGGCGACCGCAAGAGTCACACTGATTACCCATAGAGCCTGATAGGGTTTGGATTAGCTTAATTACGCAATATGCAACTAAGCTAAATACTATTATATTAATTAAATCCATATTTCATTATGTTAATTGTTATTTGGTTATTGTTATTTATAAACTAAAGTACTGCATAAGTAGCTATATGTCAAGTATTTTGTATAAAAAAATATATTTTCTATATTATTATATATCTGTGCCTAGGGGGTTTATCTCGCTGCGCTCCAGGTGGTTAGGCCAACCAACCAACCCAAGCCAAGGTGTACTTTTGCCACGGGCTGGTACAGCCCAAACCACCACCAGAGCCTAGGGTATTTTCTATACTGCAGTATATTGCCAAATCTTGATGCACCGCCCCGACTAGGTTCCCAGCTACCTGAGCCTGTGGCTCTAAAAATTTATTTTAAGCGGGGTAGAAGGCTACTAGAAAGCGTTTATGCAAAAATCTTGATGCACCGCCTTGCTTGGGTTCCCAGAGCCGTTTTAGGCTCGCCTATGGTTAGTTTCTTAGCTGGGACTTGTATTCTTGCGCTTTATTATACTTACTAAGTACAGTATCTAAGCTGGCATTATCTAGGGCCTGCTCTGTAATTGCTACAGTCTCTATAGGGTTTCCATCTGGGCCACTTATCTCGTGACGCTCTCTCTTACCCCAGTTCTGTGGGTCACTTCTCTCTAAATACCAAGCACTTGCCTGCCAATTATTCTGGGCGGCTTTCTGGATTAAAACGATATTTCGATTTTGCGCTTCTGCTATGCTCCTTTTTATGGAAGACGCAAATTGCCAAGCGAGGGTATCTTCTACTTCGCAGTTTGGGTCTCTTAACCATTTGTAAAGTTGAGTCTCTGAACATCCAGCTAGTAGGCAAGCATTCTTCTTAGTATTTCCCGATTTCAATGCTGTACAAAGGTTTAGGACAAATTTCTCGTCTAGTCTCTTATCTTTTCTGCCTACTTTACTGGTTATAGTGTTCATGGTATTTTAAATGCTATTAGTAAATTTTCTCCGTTGAGCTTTATGTCTGTACGTTTTCTTTCTTGCTTCTTTATATATGCTAGGAACTTTAACTTATCTGTAGCGTTCTCGAAGTATAGGTCGTATTTGAATACATTGCTTACGTCTTTGTTAGTGTCAGGTGTGGATTTGCTCTCAGGTTCGCTATTTTCAATATCTGTACTATTAGTATTATTGTTATCTAGGTCTATGTCAACTAATTGTGGCAATGATTGTTGTACAATGCGGTCTATTTGCTCTTCGGTAAATAGGGTATGGTCTAGGTCATCTTTCATGGCTTGCAAGTCAGCCAAGATTGAACCAAGCCCTTTTAAATCAAAATCTGCTGCGTGATTATTAAGTGCAATTGCTATGACTTTCTCACTCTCAATACTTTGGTCTACTACCCACGCATCTGTTTCTACTACTTTCTTTCTTCTAAGTATCTTTAATCTTTGGTGGCCTGCTAGTAATCTATTTGTTCTCTTATTTATTACTATTGGCTGGAGGTTGCCAAATTCTTCGTAGCTTTTCTCAAGTAGATTTAGAGATTTTCTTGTTACTTTTCTCGGATTCCACTCCGCTTCCTTGACCTGAGAGACCCTGACCCTTTCTAATCTTGGATAGGTATGGGTAGATGTCGATAGTTCTTGGGTCAGTCTTGTTGTCATTTTTCTCTATTTCCTCGGTTATTAATTTATGCGTCTTCGCTCTTGTTTTTGATGCATCGCAAAAAAATGTTCTGCATATCTCTGGTCTTGAGTCATATATAGTACACTTTCTCGTTTTCGGGTCGAGTTTAGAACATATATGATGATTCTTTATTTGTATCTTATCTGTAGGCTGACCAAAATGTGCTGTGGCAAACTCTTCCATTTGCTTGGCTAGTGGTGCGGTTACAGCAAACATTGTACAGCAATCTGCACATCCTACGCAACCATTCCAATCTTTCTTATCTAGATTCTTTGATACTTCTTCCACTAAATCATGCGTGGATACTTTTGTTTCGTTTCCAGTTTCGTTATACATTACGAAAATATCAGGCTTAGTAAGTAGCTAAAAATAGAATATGTACAATATAACGTACAAGTTATGATATAAATTCCTAAAATTAATCTCGGCTTACTTAATTCAAGCTTTGACTTATTGTCTGCTTTCTTCTTCTCCGTCTTAAAATAACCTTCATCTGCGATAAATGGATTATTCATTGTTTTCCACTCTACTGGTTCGTGAGTTGTTTTGTTAACTTCTGGATAATCTGTACTCCAAAAGTAGTTAGCTATTCTGTTTTTCATTTTATAGTTTATATTTTAATACCCATTTTGCGGATTGATTAATTACATGTCTCTTATTATCTCCCTCAAGTACGCTTTCTGCTCTTCTTATTGCTGCTTGTGCTGTATCAAGGACTACTTTCAAATCTTGTATCTTTCGCTGTAATTCAGCGATTTCCATATGCATTTCTTTTTCTGTTTTTGTCATTTTACTAATGTGTAGGCGGCTCTTGGCCATAAATCTTTGTCTCCAAGCGACTCTATATTCAAAACTTTGAATCCAATATCTGTCAATGTGTCTCCTAATTTATTAATTCCCCAAACATCCATATGCATCACATGGTTATCATGAATTGCTTCTTTACCTGAATATGGATGCTCGAAATATACTTTACCTTTTTTTCTTAACATTCTGTAAAACTCTTTAAATATATTAATTTTATAAACTCTTGGTATATGTTGCAGAACTTGGAGGCTTAATATAAAATCTACGCAATTGCTTGCAATGGGAAGTTTATCTGAATTTTGACACTCCAAGTATTGAGCATTTCTCGCGCTTGCTTCATGTCTCGCTACTTCTAGCATTTTTTCTGATATATCAATTCCTACTGCAACATCGAAATGCTTCGCTAGAGGCTTTGTTAATCTCCCAATACCGCAACCAAAATCAACAGCGAAACTTTTCTCATATTTATTTATGGTATCAATTGATACTTTTTTCTCTATTATGTGGTTTACTTCATCTATTCCACGTTGAAAAAAATCTTTTTTTGTTCCTGTGAAATTAGTAATAATTGCTTTAATTGCATCTCGTTCAGCGAAGAAGTTCCAATTATCTTTAAGCAATTTGTCGTACTTCATGTATGCTTTATCATTCCTTCCGCTATCCATTGAGCAGTAGTAACACTTACGGCATTTCCCATTTGCTTATATCTAGGGCCATCTGCTTGTCGTTTCTCTATGGGTTTTCCGTCTTTTTCTTTAATCTCCCATTTATTATCTATTGATTCACATTCATACTTGTATTCGGTATGGTTGTCATCAAATCCTTGAAGTCTCTCACATTCAATTGGAGTAAGTCTACGTATTGCAAATTCAGGTGTACTTGTGAGCATTTCTTTGGTTGCTCTCAACGCCATACTTATGTCTTCTTTTCCTTTTGGTGTTGTATCTGCAATCAACGAACAAACTCCCATTTGACTTTGAGGGGCAGTTCTTAAAGCTGGACTAACTTCATCTTTTTCATCTTCAATCATTGTCTCTCCATCTCTACCTCTTTGACTCCATGCAATTGCTGGCTGTCTTTGACCACCAGACATTGTATTTAATGTAGGGCTTACGCATTCATCGGGGTTTCCTGTAACTCTCGGTATTCCATCTTGAGAGCGAGGCTCAAATGCAATCGCATGCTGACTTCCGTGGTCTAATGTATACATAGGGTCTTCTTTCTCTCCGACTCCTAAACCATTTTGGTCTTTTCCACGGGTTGCATTCTGTATTGGATGTACAACTCCGTGTTGGTCTGCTGATGTCAATGTGAAGCAAATATCTTCATTTACTCCGTCTCCTTGGGGGCCATTCTTGTGGTCTCTTCCAATCATACTTCCTTGCAAGCTGATGGCTTCTGAGTTTTTTACTTCTAGAACTCCACCTGTGTGATTTTTATCTGCTGCTGCTGATGATAAAGTCTGGGATGTTTCATCATTTAAAGAATTATTATAGAAATCTACTCCCATAATCTTTGGACCACTTGCATTACTTATTCCTGCGGCTGTTGTGAGGGTGGCTGCGGTTTCTCCAGTTTCTTGTCCGTTGTAGACATCCACTCCAGTGCTTTTCGTAGCATCGGGGGGAGCTTGTCCAACTTTCCTCTTCTTTCCGTTCTGTCTAATATTCCCTGACATGCGTTCGCTGAGAGCAAATATTTCTGCGATGGATTCTCCTCCAATATCTCCGAAAGTCGAGAGTATAAAGACTCGTCTACGTCGCTGGGGGACGGACTTGACCCTCTTTTCGGAGGAACACCATCCCACGTGTTGGCTGTCCAATACCGTCCATCCGACTGCATTACTCCCGATGTCGGTAAGCTCTCTGATGACCCTAGGAAGTGCAAGAGAATCATCTGCGCTGAGGAGGCCGAAGACATTCTCAGCCAAGGCAAACCTAAGTCCTTTATTTCTTTTTCCGTGAATAAGTCTTGCTGCATGATAAAATAATCCTGTTCTAGTTTCGTTGTTCATCCCTTTTCTTTGACCCGCAACACTGACATCTTGGCAAGGGAAGCCGTATAGGATGGCATCAGCATCTGGTAAATCTTCTGGTTCTACTTTAGTTATATCCGTAAAAACTGGTATGTCTGGTCTATGGTATCTAAGTACGCCTGCAGCGTTTTTATCTAGTTCTACATTTGCTACACATTTCCATCCTGCTCTCTCAAAGCCAGTATCTAGACCTCCAACTCCCGCAAATAAACTAATGAATGTTGGTTTACTCATTTCGCTTTTGGCTTTCTTTTAATTCTATTCTTACGCTTCTCTCTATCTTTTGCTCGAAGCTTTGCTCCTGCGAGTATTGCTCCATGCTCTATGGCAGAAAGCTCTTTATTATAATAACACCAATCACTTGAGTAGTAAGCAATTGAGTGTTCGTATGCTATTGAGTCTATATTCATTTTATTCGTTATTTTTATCGTTATCTATTAATTCAAACATGTGGTCAGTTATTGGTCTATTGTGACCAGCATGCAACTTACATTGCTCTATAAATGACTCAAATCTAAATTTACTCTCTAAACTCTCAAAATCTAATGTGATTTTATATATCTCCATCTTTTCTGAAAGCTCTTCTGTTCCTTGCTCTAAGCTATCATCTAATTCAGTAGTTATCTGCTCTATTAAATTGTCGTCAAATCCTGTTAAGTAGACTTGCTCTGAATCAAATCCTTTAATTATTTCACTAAGAGCATTATCATCAAATTCTCCAACTTCGTTATTTAAGGCTAAACTAGCTGATTGTTCCTGAAATTCATCTAAGTTCACAAGCCATACATCAACCTCATCTGAGGTTTCTGATAAAATCTTTAATCTTTGATGACCACCAACTAGCTTATTTGTGGCTTCATTAACAACTATAGGCTGCAAGTTGCCAAAAGTATTTAAACTTTCTCTAAGCTTCTTGAATCTTTCATCATCTAAATCTCTTGCGTTAGATTCTTCATCGACAAAAATATCACTTATTTTCATCTTTGTTATTCTTGGCTCATTTTTATTCATTTTGATAATATTCTTCAATTGCTTTTTTGCAGTTATCGACAGCTTGATTATAAATATTGCTTAAAAATTCAACTAATTGCGGGTCATTCACAGGCTTACCATCTCCATCTCTTAAATCTAAGCATTCAATTACTTTTTCGTTATCTAATATTTTTACTAATTTCTCACATTCATTCATATTTATATATTCCCCTATTTTATAATAATGTCAATACATTTTATTGATTAACTCTATTCTTAACTTTGTTAACTAAACTCGCTATGTCGGATTTTCCTGAGAATCTTCCATCACTTGCTTTATTAACAACTTTTCTCTTCTCTTCTATTATATTCCATATATCTTCATCTATACTTTTAGGGCATAATAAATAAAAGCAACTCACTGCGTTCTCTTGGCCAATTCTATGTGTTCTGTCTTCTGCTTGGTCATGTAGCGCAGGAGTCCATCCGCACTGAACGAAGGCGACATTACTTGATGCAGTGAGTGTAAGTCCAACTCCTGCTGCCTGTAGTGAACACACTATTATTTTGCGGGAGTCGTCATTTTGAAATAAATCTACATTCTGCTGTCTTTCCTCTACTTGCATCTCTCCTAGGACTGAACAAGGTTTATGTTTAGCTAATCTATTAATAAGCATTTTTTGAATCTCAATATGGTCGGCAAAAAGCACTAATTTTTGGTCATTTTCCATAAAGCTTTCTACCCATTCAAGAACAGATTCCATTTTTTGTTGGGCGCAAACTTTCTTTAATTCATTGAGCAACATTAGAGCCTGCGCGTTGACTACATTGTCAGACTTACGCATAAATAATTCTGTGGACTTTTGCTTAAGCTCTTTGATGCTTTTACAATTGTTTATTATTAATAAATAATCGTCCGATGGTTTATTTAATTCCTTAATTACATATTGTTTAGCGTCTGCAAGATTATATTCATCTATAACAGTATAAACATTGTAAGCATTTTGCTCATACTCCTCAGATAACGCTTCTATTTTTGCTAAAACTATGGATTCAGATTTATTATATTCTTTCCAGTCTGCTATTTCTACATCAACTATTATTCTTTGCTTGTCAGGTAACTCCTTTAAGACATCTTTTTTCATACGCCTTATATAACAACGCTTTCTTAATTCTGTATTTAAAGTTTTTAAGTTTTTTGCTCCTGATATATTAAGACCAAATTTATCCCTATAAGCTGCGCAATAATCAGATACGAAATTCTTCCATCCTCCAAGCTCCTCAAGCATTCCAATGATTTCCAGTTGGGATATTAGCTCTGAGGGTCTATTAACAATAGGTGTACCGCTTAATAAGTGGACTCTGGGTATTCTCTTAGCAAGCTTCTTAACTTGCTTTGTTCTTTGTGCTTTACCACTCTTTAGGTAGTGGCTCTCATCACAAACTAATCCTTTATATGGAATAGTATCTATAACATCTTTATATTTCTTTAATTGCGTATATGGAATTATATTCCATTCGCTATCTCTATTGGGGGTAGTAGATACGCTTGTTAAGTCTCCTACCCATTTAAAAATCTCTCTCTTCCAGTTTATTTGCAAAGATGCTGGGCAGGCAATTAGGCATGGGAAAGCTTGCGTGTGATGCATTACGCTAATTGCTTGACCAGTTTTACCTAAACCCATTTCGTCAGCCAAGAAACTCTTAGGGTGTTTCAATAAATAGCTCACACCCGCTTTTTGAAATGGTCTTGGCTCAAGCATGACATCTAAGTCAATTTCGGCATCAACACTCAATGAGTCTTTTAATGACTCATCGTCCTCACTTACCATCAATTCTTTAGGTAAATATTTTGCAATTTCAGCTTTAGCATTTTCCTCAATAGTGAACTGATTTTCGTCTAGGAAAATGTGTAGCTGATGTGCTACAAACTTTGGATTAGAAACTTGTAAATTTAAAATCCACTTTTTTTCTTTTGGGTTCCACTTTCTGCAATAAGGAGGTAATTCCTTAATGCCATTAACCAAATCAGGAGAATAAGAAAATGACAGAGAAAGCTTTCCTGCTTCCAATGAACATTTTCTCATTAGTAATCAGTATAATTTGGCGAGAAAACATCATTTTCTATGGAGTAGCTAGGTTCTCCATAGTTTTCTACCGCTCTTCCTTCTTGAGTGGATTGAATGTAATACACCCAAGCTTTCCAAACTCCTCCGCTTTCATCTAAAAACTCATCTTCTTGACGCTTATACCAATCAGGGTGACCCTCAAGTTGGTCAAGCCTCCAAATCATTGCGTCTGGTACTTCCCATATCTCACCCTTGACATGAACTCCACCTTCGATTTCTGGGCGGTTTAAGTATGGCAGACCATTAACTACTAGTTTTCTAGGTTCTTTAGTTCTTGCATCCACAAGAAAATCTGCACCGCACCCTAGTAATAATCCATTATTACCTTCACCTCTTTTTAGTGTTCCGTAAACAAATACTTTCATTGATTGTTATCTTGATTTGGTAATTTTATTTTATTAAGAAAATCCTTTAGAGATACTTCAATCAAGTAAGACATAGGTCTTCCTGTAGTTACTGATACATGTTGTAACTTCTTTCTAAGATATGGGTCTATCCGAAAGGAATACATCTGCTTACGCTCATGTGCGGGCAATGCTTTTCTTCCCTTTTTTACTTCCATATTATTTTGCATATGGAACTAAACTATAATTAAAGTATTGACTTGTCAATACCTTAATTGCGGGAGCTACTCGCTTTCTCTAGCTTCTTGCATTAATCTGCGTCTCTCAAACCTAGATAATACACGCTCCTGAGGTTGTTCAGGTGCTTTAGCTTTCGGATGAGGAAATTGTGCTGCTTTCTTAACGGAGTTCAATGTGTTATGAAATTGAGCTATAATGTTCTTTTTATCTTTTTTATCAGATGCCCATTTTGCTACAGCCTTAACCGATTGTGGGTTATTCTTTAATTTCTGCATCCAACGACTAAGCATTGCATCATCTTTAGCTAAATTTGAAAGTTTTTCTTTAATTCTGTCTAAGTTCATAATTGTATTGTATTATTTTCTACCGCCTGGCGTAAAGTAAAATCCCGTCACCATAGGGGCTAGAATTACAACAAAATAAGCACTTAAATGTCCAGTTGTAACCATAACGGGCGACTGTTTAGAAGGGAATTCGATGAGTCCAAAGAGGAAGGATGTGCTTCCTTCTCCGCTTGGGTTGGTGAGTGTGATGATTTCTGCTGACGGGAAGAGGGTACAGAGGATGACGACCGCTGAGAGTGTAGACATGAGGATAAGAGCAAGAAGCCTACGAGTGGCGCGAGTAAAAGCGCCACCTTCACCGCTTGACATTTGTTCCTGAAATTTAAGTGCAAATTCATTTCCTCTACATTCTCTAGCTAACTCTAGCTCATATTTTTGTACGCGGCTATCATTAATTGCTCCAAACACTCCTTTTAGTATAGCTCCGAGTGCAGCGGAACCTCCTCCAGTAAGGAACATTGTGAGTAATTCAAACATTATGGCTTATCAGTTCCTTTATATCGTAGGCTATCTACATGCTCGTCAAGTTTATCTACGCGATTCTTTAGATGCTCAATATTCATATTCTGAGTTGCATCTGCTGGTAATGCTCCAATTTCTCCACGGGGCCATTTAATACGAAACTCACTATTAAGCTCCATCGTATGATTCATGCGTATTAATTCATTTTCAATAGTACTAATCTTATTCCATATTTCGGAATAACCCCAAACACAAGTTCCCACTAAAGCTATAGTCTTAGCCATAAATGCAAGATTTGCTTTAACTTGCATATTCTCATTAAGCTCTTTTTTCATTACTTACCTTTTGATGATAATATGTCGTATAATTTACGAACATCTTCTCTTCTGTCTTCTGATAGTTTTTCGAGAACTTTTATTCGCTCGCCGCATTTAGCTAACTCTATTTGAGTCCTTGTATTTATTCTGTCAAAACTATCAACTTCTTCTTTTAATCGTTTAAGGAAGAATCCAAGTACGCTGACTGCTACGCCTATACCTATTAGAACATAGCCGTCAAAGTTCATTAGCTATTCCTTTTAAACCTATAATATCTTTCAGTTGATATATTATTTGAACGGCATGCCTCCGTCACAGTAATCTTATTTCTACCTATTGTGTTATCTACTTTCGTAACTATATTAGCCAAATCTTTCTTCGCACTAGTTATATTCTGCATGCGAATTTGCTGGGCTTTTTGTATTTTATTTATCTTTTCCATCTTTTGATTTTTTGTAAATACATATCCCTAAGTGAATGATGGTAAGAACACCACATATAAAACCCAAAACTGGATTTACATCGTTTAATAAGAAAGTGCCAGCCGTTCCGCTAGCGCCTATAGTTCCCATAAAGAAATTATCATTCATTTACATATAATACTTATATAATAGGCAAAATACGTCAACTTTCATGCTAGTAATAATCTCGAAGCTTTATTTATCATATTCCAACATAGTGTAACTGCATCTATTTGGTCGTCATGCTTTCCGTCTGGAAAAGTTCTTAATTCTTCAATAAAGTCATAATTCCAATTTCCTTTTACTACCATCACTCTGCCAGCTTCTACTTTCGCTAACCAAGGGTTAGCTTTAGTTAGCTTATCTCCTTTCGGAGTTAGTGCTGTTACTATATTCTTGCCCATTCTTTCCTCTTTTATCTCCTCATACGCTGCTATGAATCCAGAAACGGCTTCGACTCCAATTCTATTAACCTCTAAGTCTGCGTATCTATTGACAGTTCTTTTTATTTCATGCCAATTCATTCTTTTTTTAAATACATTTGTTATGTAAAATATATCTTGCTGCTTGTCATATGCGCATAATGCAGATGCGGTAAAATCAGATGTTTGTTTTGTCGTTATAGCTAAATCCCAAGCTCTGACTTTTTCTATATTGGGGGGTACTTCATGCGCATCTATAAAGTTGAGCATATTAATGTCTACTATGTTACCACCTTTGGATACTGGATTACCTCTGTATAGTGCATTATATTCATACGGAGTAAGCATAACTTTTCTCGCTTCTATAAAGTTTGTATCTTTATTTTCAGGCCATAATGCTTCACCATTTTTCCTGCCTAGCATATCATTATCTTCGTCTTCGCAAATTGCTGGAAAGTTAATGATTTCATATACTTGATTTTCAAAACCTTGAGATGTTAATTGCTCGATGTATTTTTCATCACTCAATCTTCCTACTAAATCATCTTCATGCCATCTAGTCATAATTATTATAACTATACTATCAGGAGTTAGTCGTGTCATAGCAACTGATTGATACCAATCCCAAACATGTTCTCTGGATGTAAGAGATTCCGCTGCGGCTCTATCCTTGTGCGGGTCATCAATAATAAGACATGACGCTCGATTTCCCGTCAATCCTGCGCCTAGACCAACTGCTCTAATTCCACCTAATTCGGTAGTCATCCAATTGTTTGCAGTTCTAGTGTCAGCAGACATTTTTGATTTTGGGAAAATAGCTCTGTATGTATCACTATCAAAGCGCCTGCGAATAGATTTTGAGTTTTTTAATGGCAGCTCAGTGTTGTATCCAGCAATTACAATATTTTGAGACGGGTCTATTCCAAGTAGATAGGAAGCAAACTCTTCAGCAACAAGTCTACTCTTACCATGCTGTGGGGGCATATTTATAATGAGCCTACGTTCACCTTTAGATTCGATTAGCTTTTGCAACTTATCACATAAATATACATGAACTTTTGAGGGTATATACAGAGGGTCATTGGCTAATACATAAGCCATTAAATCTGAGCGAGCCTGCTTTGTTAGCGCTAGCCTGCCTTCATGAGCTAATTCGTTATCCATTAACTAAAATACGAATTGAGTCCACTCTTTATTATCTAGAGTGTAAAAGACCTCCATATGCCTTATATGTAAAGGGTCTTTGGCGGGATATATTTCAAATGAATTAGTCTCGAATTTTTCGTCAAATTCAAAATCTATAGCTTCTCCTACATCAAGTACGAATCCTTCTTTTGTAAACTCCTTATTCGCTTTGGGTTGGTACTTGCCTTTCTCTTTATTATATACACTTAAGGGAGTTAGGTAGACTTTATCTAATAACGATTTTTTAGGTATTACACGGACTTTCTTAATTTTGTCTGCATTCTTTGGTCGGGTAATAATAACTCCTGACCAAGCTAAATCTCTAGGTTCGACATCTTCTTTTGGAGGCTTGGGCGCTACCTCTATGCTGTCGTTCTCAAAAAACATCTGCTCTATCATCTCTGGGTCTTCTTTGTGAGCTTTAAATATTTCTTCCGCTGACTCAATTGAGTTTCTTGTTTTCAACGCTCCTAAATTTTCTTCAAAATGTTTTCTCATTGAGTCTAAATTCTTTCCATTATCCAAATGACCAATTGTATAATTGTGAATTCTTTCCTCTACTATATTTGGATAAGGTACTGGCTCAGATTTCCTGAATTTATGCAACCACCTCAAGAAAGGTAGGCATAATGTTTTTCTTCCTGCTTTCCTGAACTTCTCATGTATATATCCTTCCTCGCCACCAAATCCTTTAAATAAGGGGTGAAATGGTAGCCATTTGTCTGTCTTACAGGCAAATACACCTAATCCTTGCATTGGTATCTCAAAAGGCTCACCATTAATATCTTCTCCTCTTTCATCTCTTGCCCAAATTCCATACATATATGAGCGCCAAGTCGGGTTCATGTGAGTTGATATGGATTTTTCTTTATCGAAAAAATCATATAGGAGTGGACCTTGTATTAAGTCTTCACAATCAGGATTTTTATCCAACCAGTTTATTAGGTTTTTAATTGTTTCAGGTTCGAATAATACATGGCTATCAATGCACATAGTCCAAGGAGTTTTAGAATTTTCAAATATCTTATTCCTTATAGCCGTTGTCCTGCGCTCTCCACTAGGGATGTAATTTATTGATAAGTCTCTACATATTGCTCTTGTATCTTTAGATGGCAATCCTGTTGGGTGGTTATCGACTACTATAAAATCTATTTGGTCTAATATATCTTTATTATTCAATCGCAATGATTGATATGTGTACCACACACCTTCAGGGTCATCGTATACTGCGGAACCTATTGTTAATTTTTTCATTTTAATTTTATTTCGTATTTTTTTCTTAAATCGTATTCTTTGTTAATCAAATGCAAGCTTTCAACTTCTTTTCTCCTTCCATGAATTTCAATAAAATAAATGTTTTCATTCAATTTCCTGAGTTCAGCTTCGAGTAGATTTCTTTTTTTGAAACTTGTAACGAAAAGGATTGGCTCCCCACTTTCAATCATTTTATTAAATCTCGCAACGCACCTTTCATAATATGGCATATCGTTGAGTGGATGACGACCATGTGGGTAAATTATTTTAGTTTTAATATTATATATATAGTTTTTGTTTTTCGGATAACGTTTATGCAAATCTGTATTTAAAAAATCCTTGAACTTATTTTTTATACAATATCTTATTGCTTTCTGACTACTAAAACACCAATCAATTGGGTAGCTTTTTATTTTTAAAGATTGTGCTTGTAGGAAAAAGGATGGCATGCAATTAAAGCCTAAAGAGCATACGTGATTTATTAATGTTTTCTCCATAGCTACCGCTCTACTTACCCTTCATTGAAACAATTCAGCTTTGGATTTACCGCTATTGTGCTTGCTCGGTAACTACTATCAGACTGCGAAAATCCATGCAGTCCATAACTATTTACAAATGGCTCCTCCATATGTGTGACTCTGATATTTGCGCGCCTTAACGAATTATGGAGACGTAAGTCCGCACTCATTGTCATATATACTGGCTTTGCCGTGTAATCTGAAAAATATTTTGAATCTGATACACAATAATATTTTTTGAAATCTTTTGGAATTTTCGAGCAATTATACATATATCCGCAAGCTCCAATTCCTGTTCCGTTTCTTTGTGATAGACCTTGTCGTGACTCTGTTACTATGAAGTCATATTTTTCCGTTAATGGTCTTACTTTTTCTAAAAATTCTTCAAAATTATAGTTCAAAGTAAAATCATCCTCAAATGCTAGTACCCAATTATTATATTTATTTACACACAAATCCAATAACTTTGAATGGGAAATAACAGCAGCTGCCTTATTTCTGAACTTTAATCTATTTAGGATACGTTCTGTTTTCCCCTCATCCCATATTGTTGCATTGTCCCAAGTTAGTCTGTCACCTACATCCAATAAATTTGTGGTTTTATTTTCTGCGACAAGAGTTAGTGCGCTCATCGTAGGGTAATCTATTCCCGCTATCGCAGAAAATCTATCGAAGCTTTTAATGTTTGCTGACTTGAAAGCTTTTTCTGTTTCTTTTCTGCGCTCTACTGCTGAATCTAAATTAATATATACTATATTATCTATTATAAAGCTTCCACCCTGTATGTTTCTACTTTCTGATACATCTATACTATTGAACTGTTTTTTCCTTTTTTGGAAAAACTTTTCAGGGTGTTCGCACCTTTCAAAGTGCTTTTTTATTTTATAAAAATTTTTTACATCTGACATCTTTAATATTTTCTTTTTTAATTTTACTTTTAGCAAATTTAACAAAGGCGCTTCCGTTGCATATTAAATGTGTGCATTTTGATAATAGAGTTATGTCTATTAAGGCTTCCTTTATTTGCTCAACTGGATTCATGTGTTGTTTCCTTAATTTACGTTTATGTCCTGGCCCTTGACCTCTTGGCGCATAAAATCTTGATTGCGTTATAATTCTTTTGCCAAATTCTTTTTTACACAAATCAATAAAACTTTCTGTATCTGAGCATACATAAAAATTATTTGTTTCAAACTTTTTCATGTTTTTTATGAAAGTTTCCATTAATACATTCATTCTCGGAATCAAAGTTCCATCCACTCTGAGTTCACCATTACCAAGTCTTGCATGTACACCTACTAAATTAGAAGCATTTAATGGCATTGATGGCTGTTCTTTAAGTGAAAATAATAAATTACCTTCATTAATCTCAGTAGAATTAATGATTTCTATAGCTGTTAATCCTTTTGTATTATAGCTTTGAATTAATTCATAATATGAATCCTTTTTTGTTTTTGCTCTTGGATTTAAAATTTGTTCCTTTTTAATTTTGCTTATTACTTGCGGTGCTAAAATTGCTTTAGGGTGGAAATTAAATACTTTTGCAATTTCATCATAATCATAATTATTGTCAAAATAACACCAACTTTCAGGACTGATTATTATTTTCTTGTCTGGAAATACCTTATTCAAATATGCAAACCTTAATAAAGTACAACCTATTCCGTCATCTCCTAGTCTATATAAAATATAATTCTTCATCACTCTATTTTATAATCAAAATAATCTATTTCTTTTCTATACAAATTTTCTATTCTTTTTTTTAAGTCAGAATCATAATAAATTGAATAGTTCATTTTTCTGTTTTTATAAGATTCTCTTTTCCTCAACTCATCATTGGTGTATCTTTTTAATTTAGTTTCTATACCAAAATTGTTGAGGAAAAACTTACGAACGTCTTGGTTGTAATTTTCGTATCTAATGATTTCGCAATTCTCTGCACCCTCTATGTATTCTAATTGCTTCATTGAATTATAAGGACTTAGAAAAGTCCAGTTGGGGTGCTTATTCCCTGCTTTTTTCTGATGCTCTAACCACCCAACAAAAGAAGTAAAATCTTTACAAAATTCTTTTGACGCCTCACTCTTTGTTTCTAGCGAATTGTAATGCATCATCCAATTAGATACTGCTAGGTCATATGAATTTCTTACAACAGTAACAATCTTATATTCATTTATTTTAGGACCAATAAAATGCTTGTAATCTTTATACCTAAAATGCTTTGCGTCAAAGTCTCCGTAACTGCAATAATTGCTATATATTTCAACGGGCAAATGCTCTGAGAGAACATCATTATAATAATGATTACTAAATTGAGAACCTCCAGTTCTAGGTATGTGAATGAAAATTATTTTATTTTTAGTGTCTATCATAGCTTTACTTCCTGTTTCTATGTGAGCCATGAATATGATAAAACTTATTTACATATGAAAAAGGTTCGTTTTTAATTTTTTCATAAGTCGCATTCATGGCAATTATTCTATTTTTCATTGTTTGCAAATCACCTTTTGCATATTTCAATGCTGTCGTAGGTAAAAACTTTCTTAGCTTCTTTTCTGCATTTATGCATATCTGGGAGATAGTATTATTTTCAGTTTCAAGTAATTCAAAAAAATTGAATATTAATACATTTTTATAGTTTCTGTATTTTTGATTTATCAGTTTTTTTACTTTCTTGTCGTTCCTTTCTGACATTACAAAATATATTTCATTATCTTTTAAATTATTGATGATGGAATCAAGGTTCAGTTTATGCGTTTTGGTAATAAATTTTTTTCCAAGGTTCTCAGTTTTACCTTGAAAGTTCACATCGGAATTTGGTTCTAATAAACCATATAGTAAATTTACTAGAATAGTACTTCCTGTGTGGCCAGGACTTGCTTGTATTATCCTTTCTTTCATTCACTTTTTCCAAGTTACCTTAATTGATGGGTCTATGATTATTTTTCCGTACTGACGCACCATATCGCAAAAGAAGATATGTTCGCTAACATCAGCAAGAGCGTTCCAATGACACTTCTCAAATACGCTGGTTTTAATGCACGCAAACCCTGAAAAAGCGGAATTAGCTTCCGATATACGCTGGGGTGAAGGGGGCGTCTTCTCCCCTTGCTTATTAAGGTATGCAAAAATATCATAATATTCATTGTTATATTCATGAGTCCCGAAAGGTGTTACCATAACACAATCCTTATGAGACTCTAAGGTTGTAATCATTTTTATAAATATATCAGAAGGAAAGTCTATCTCACTGTCAATTATGAAACTATACTCACTTGACCAATCATCGCATAGCTCTTTCATCTTATTTCTATATATTGCTAAGTCTCTCAATCTTTCAGGGCGTGAGGTTCCTGCATGCATTTTATTCCCAAGTATTTCACTTTTATATTTTCCGTTCGTATGTCTATAAAATTCCTTAATTTGTTCGGGAGTATCATCATCACTATCATTTTCATATAGATAGTAAGAGCATGGCACGTTTATTTTTCTCTCATTTATTTTAAGATATGAAAGCGTTTTGCCAATAGTATCTTCATTATTTCTAAACATACCAAAGATATTTATTTTATTTAATTTTCTATGCCTTAAATCGAGCTTCGCGCTATAGCTATGAAAAATATTTTGCATCTGCTCATCTGATGTTAGACTAGCTATTTGCTTTCTCCCGTTTACTATTTGTGGGCTTAAGGACTTAATTACCGCATCCCCCCAGTTACCACCTCGTGCAATACTTATGCAACTGTATTTCTTTTCTAAATCTAGCGCATATATGCTTGGTACAGAAACAACTGGAACTCCATCATTTAAACATTTATTAATATTACTTTCATTACCAAAATTACTTACGAGTAACACATCCATATCAAGTGTATTAAATTCGCATAATCTTATATATGGACATTTTTCTTTAATTTCTGAATCTAATAAAGTGTTGTCGTGTAATTTATATTCTCCTTGCCCTGTGCCAAAAAGCTCAAAGTCTTTTATTAAGGAAGTATTTAAATTATCATATATTTCTTTATGTTTATATGATTCATGCCATACATCGAGTATACCGATTCTTATTTTTTTAAAATCGAGAAAAGTTTTCTTAATCTCTACAGCTTTACCAATTCTTGATATTACGCGCGATTTTATTCCATAATCTTCGAGTAATTTCTGCTGTACATGGTAACAATTTGCTATGTACTTAACATTAGCTGGCTGTTTTCCGCTTTTTAAATAATTTAAATAATCTACACCAACCCAAAAGTACCAATCTGGTTTAGCTATTTTCTCTAAATCTGAAATTGCAATCATCCATTGCACAAAAATTTTACCTGTTAATTTGCTTACAATTTCTGCCCCGTAATCTCCTGATGAATATTGGTCATATATAGGACATCCACTTACAAATGAATAATTAATTATACCTTGTGCTAATTTCTTTTGGTCGGGATTAGTACTGCAATAAACATAATTAATCATGTCAGTTTCTTTAAAAACCATTTCATATGTTGTGGCAAAGATAATATAATTTCATCGTATATTTGTTTATATCCATCTCTTAACACTTTATCAGCACTTTTGTATGTGTCCATATCTATGTGAAAATGCCAAGATTTTACATTGGATTTATCTACACCTTGCAAGCTTGACTTAACTAAACTGCCATTCGTCCATTGCTGATTGAATCTCCAAAATCCTACATTGTGTGTTTTATCAAAAATAGAAAATTTAAATTTATTCATAAGTTTATACATACCTTCTTGCTCGTAAAACTTAGATTCATTTAAATATATATGCTTCCATTCTTGTGGTACTTCTTTGTTCTGTGCGTATACATAGCCTGCATTAAAGATTCCAAACGCAATTGTACTCTTAACATAATTACGCTCGCTATAATGGGGCGATAGTCCCAAATCATCAATTGGCATTTCATTAGCAATTGGTCTTACTATGCATATATCAGAATCAACAAACAATGTATTTCCAAAGTTTGATATGGCTTCCTCCATAGCGTCCATCTTTAAGTATATATACTCAGGAGAATGGAACTCATTGTGACGTTTTACGTGAACTACTTTTTGGTTTATCTCACCAAGTTTTGTCTGATTTAAATGGTCACGATAGAATATATTCTTAAATCCAAAACCTTTTAAATATTGTCTCGTGTCAACATCGCAATACAGCAGTATCGGGTGTTCGTAAAATGCTCGTATTGAATATATTAAAAAAGCAGCTTCTTTTTTGTACTTACTATTTGCGACAGCACAAAATGAATTCAGTGACATAACTATGCTCCATAAATAGGAGTTGTAGTAGATGTTGTCGTGGTCGTTTCGCATTCTAGCGCATCGCATTCTTCTTCTGAAACAAAGTAATCACCACCGCAAATGACATTTCCTGATAGTATTTGTTGTTGATTAGCACCATCTGGGTTCAACCCTAATGACTTTACTACCCATCGAGTATTACATCCACACGATGCAGCTACTGTGAAAGTTCTTGAATTACTTACCATACCTCCAGATATAACTGAATTAGAACTTCCTTGTTCTAATTCTTCTTCAGTGGATGTAGATTTAGTAAAAGATTCTTCAACGTTATTCCCAGAAGGACTAGGGTCAGGGTCAAGCTCACAATCACCTGTAGTGTTTGCATATATTGCTAAACCTCTAGCCCATCCATCACTCGCTAGACCTACTGAAGCTAATCCTTGTGCTGTCATTTTTACTTTTACCTGAAGATAGGGTCTGCAATTTGCATCCTTCTTCGGGTCTACGAAGCATTCTACTGGGTGAATTGGCGGGCGAGTCGTGGTAGTTGTAGTTGTTGGGCAGCATGCTTCACCTAAGCATTCCCCAAAATTAGCTTCAGTATGCCAATCAAATTGCTCATTCATAGCTTCTTTATCAAAATCGTAACGCTCTGGATTATGATATGCAGGATTGTGGCTACTAATATAGTGAATCACCCTCTTTGTTGCAGGGTTATAAGTTGCATTTATTGGTACCTCGCCTGTGCTTAAAACACTTATTCCGCCATTAACTATATGGTCATATTGCTCTGACTTACCTAACGCTTTACAACGCTCTTCTAGCTTAGTTTTTTCCTCATCTGTCATGAAGTCGCCAGGGGTCTGGTCGAAGTCTTGATTAAAATCCATCAATTTAGTTGTACCAACATCATCAACTTCACAGCATACTGCTTTCTTTGCGGAAAATGTAGGAGAACCAGTTGGACAATCCTCGTCACTCCTATATATCATTCCTGATAAACTTAATATATGTGTTATATCACAGGGTCTTCCGTCTAGTGTTAAATTTTTTATTTCAACTGTTTTCTCGCCAGTGTAAGGTTTATCTCTAACAACCCTGTCATCATTTTGCTCAATACGTTCGCCAGCAACACCATCATAGATTTCATCTTCCCTTGAAGAATAAGGAATTGATGTTACCCCAAATCCAAAATCACCACTTTTGTTTATTTGATTAAAAAAAGGTTGGTCTACACTATACCTAATTGTAGGATTCACATCTGGTATACTTATGCATGTTTCTTCATCTATATACATACATGGGTCACATATTATTTTACACCCTGATGGGCAGGAATCATAATATGGATGGGTGTCTGGAAGTTCTATTCCATTTTTATGCGATAAATACCCAACAATAGAATCAATATCTTCACCTGAGGTGGCTGCAGAATTAAATAGCTCTGCTATTTTGCCTTCCCATCCACCTTGTAAGTAATTTAGGCTTGTGTCTGTAGGCATACCGACAACTATGCCTTTCAGTTGGTCGGTCTTATTGAAGTCAAGTGTACCTGTTATTGTTTCACTTCCTCTATTGTAAACCAAATCCACCTGCGAGTTGGCTCCATCGCATTTTACGCAAGCAATGAACCTTTTCATGCTTACGCCTTGAGCAGTTGTATTACTGAAATCTATTTGATGTTTAATTTCTTGTGTAAATGCTGGTCTAGTTGCTGTCCCTCCGCTCACATCGGTAGTTTGAACTGAAAAATTACAATTACCAGATGTGACAGTATCATGATAGTAGCTAATCTTTATACCTCTCCATGTATGACTACCTCCAGCTTCAGTGTGATAGTCATATGTATCTATTAAGCAGTATTCTTTAGTTTCTAGTACATCAGGTAGTTCGGCACATATAGACCAACTTGGGTCATAAAGCTCTTTTTGGTTGTAAAAATAAGCAGGAGTTCTTGTTGCTTGGTAAGTAAAAACACTTGGTGGATGCTTTGAGCTTCCGTTTGTTAAGTTATCTACGCCACCCGAAAAGTCATCAATAACAGTATGTTGAGTTTTCGTAGTATAGTCGGAGGTTAAAATATACTTATCACCACGTGATATTAATGAATTATTATCAAAAGTATATGACTCCTTGTACCAAGTTTGATTATTTGGGTCTAAGGGGTCAGGGTTTGTTTTATTGTTAAATTGAATAGAGGTTGTCTCCATATCTTTCAGGTATGAAATGACTATACCTTGGAAAACTCCATCTTTATGAATAATTTGTAATCTTTCTTCTCGCCAAATGGTGTACAAATAATTACCTTGGTAATTATTGGATGGGGCCTTATTGTTGTCATAAACTACTTCTGTAAGGTTACCTTGGTCATATACGCTAGATGCAAAGAAGTATTCGTCTGTTTGAAAACCTTTTGTTGGTAGATTTCCATCTTTATCCAATCTTCTTGGCCCTTGTGTATAGCTATAGGTATGAGTTATTCCATTCTGTGTTACCTTTATTGAAGAAATAGCATCACTTGGATAACCCAAATTTCTTGCATTAATGTTGTGTGTTCCAGAAAGAAACTCCACAACCATATCTCCTGCTAGAGTATGAGTCTTACTTTCAACTTTATCAGTAGCTATAACCCAAGTTGGGGCATTATTTGAATCAGGTATTCCTTGTGAATGCCAAACTATTCTATAATCCTTATAATCACCAGTTGTTGATGTGTTTCTAAATACTTTCTTGGGTTCAAATGCTACATTTAATAGTCCTTCCGATTCCACAAAATCTTCTGTCTCTACTCCATCCCACTCAAAATCACCAAGTAAATTATGAGATATTTTTTCAGCCCCACCGCTCGCACTACTCATTTGATGTGCAAAGGATGAATAATAAGGTAAATTATTAGGGTCAAATTTATGACCCTCTTTATTCCACTTATCAGTATGGTGCTTGAAGTGAAAGGAAATCTGCCTGACAAACTCAGTTAATTCGGGCTTGTTGGCGGATGCAATAAGCATTGAGTCAAACCTTTTATTATCCCCAAAACCATGATAAAAACTACCAGTAATAGAATTATTTTGAGTTCTATCCGATTGAATTTGAAGCTCACCTCTATCTAGTACTGCTTCCAAGGAATTGTCTTCCCACGGAGGTAATGCACTAAAATTAACATCAGGGTCTAGGAAGCCAGCATTATTTATATTTTCCCACGCAACTCGCTCTTCGGGTGTTGTGAAATTAATTTTTTCCCAGTTTCCTATATACTGTCCGTAGTTTTCATATCTTCGGTCTAGTATTTTTCTATATTCCTCTGGGACATTATACATCCATTGGTTGGAGTCATACCAAAACTTATTTACAGTTTTAATGCATTCTGGAGACCAATGTTCTTTTGATAAACCCTGCGTATGTTTTGTTACAAAACGATTCATTTGCATAAGGTGTCCACCTAACGCTTCTACTTCTTCTTCTTTTAATCCACTCCAGTCAGTAGCAAAAAGTTTTATATAAGGAAAGCAGTTTTCCTTACCGAATACTAGAGGGGTTGTTGTACTTAAAACAGTACCATCCGACGTAGGTGGTGCTTGGAGGTAATTTGTACTCATTTTAGAAAGAAGTTCTTATTCCTTGGATAACCACTTTCAAGCCATGACCAGATTTTCCATCAGACCAAATTGTTCCAACTTGAATCAAGCTATATGCATCTATATCTCTTTTACTAGTATCAACAACTGCTTGATTGCTTGAGCCTGCGGTATTTGAAGATAAATGACTACTTGGAAGAGTTAAGTTCTGAGTTAAAATATCTTCATTAATTTCATTTGAAAGCGTGACCTGAGGGGCGTCCTCAAATGGTGCATTACACCATGCAGTCATGCCAGTTATTCTGAAGTTATAAGGTAGTCTTAATGATTTTACATTTATCACTGTTCCCGCTTGAGGCTGACCAAATTCTTCTGTCAGTTCAAGAATAATGTTTTCTTCTACAGTTGTTCCAATATGCGTTTGGGGACTTTCGCCAAAGCAAATGAAAGAACAATCTTCATTTATTACAGCATTACTACTATCAAGATGCTCTATTCTGAATCCATTAGTTGTTTTATTTGAAATTTTCTCCCTACCTACGCTTATTCCCTCTGAGTCAGTAAATATGGTGTAGTTAGTATTAGCTTGCTCTGTGGCAAAAGCGACATCATATACACCACTACTGCTTTGCGTTATAGTACATGCAACTTGGCTATTTGCTATTGAGCCAGTAATTTTGCCTAACGCAAAAGGAAGGATTGCTGTTACGGGTGTACCTGAATTTTTAGGCAAATCTGTTATAACTTCCCAAACATTAGAAACTTTTTTGTAGAATTTATTAGTAGCAGTATTAAAATGAAAGTCTCCATTTTTTCCTCCCGTAGGAGCTTGATTGGAGCTTGTCCATCCTGAACCTCTTATGTCGGTGGTTTGAAAACCTAATCCATCATCTGACTCAAATGAAGTTATTCCAGTAGATGGGTCGTATGCTCCTGAAGTCCATCCTTTCCCGTCTTCACCAGCAGGGCCGTGTACACCTCCCACATTTATAAATTCTGTACCTACCCATACATGCAATTCTTTAGTATCATTACTAATATATCCATTACCTGTATCTGATAGTCCTAACCCTGATGGTAGGTTAGCGCTTGATGCTACATTTCCTGTAATAGTAACAGCATTTGTATTTCCTTGGTCACCCTTTTCTCCTTTATCACCTTTGGGTAATACGAAATCTAAAACAGCTACCGAAGAAGTTCCTGTATTGGTGACTGCCGCAGTAGACCCATGTGCTACTGTACCAATTGTTACTTGACCAGCGGTTCCATCGTTTCCCTTCAATCCATCAGTTCCGCGCGTTCCCGCAGGACCTTTCAAGTTTGATATTGCACTACCCCAAGTTGTATTCTTTGGGCCGAATAAATCACCAGAATTGGTGTTTATGTATAAATCACCATCATTACCATCCGATGCCTGAGGGTCAGTAGTGCCCTGAATGAAAGTAGAACTAGCTCCTGTGTCACCAGTGTCTCCTTTTTCTCCCCTAACAGCTCCTAAATTAACGAATTTAGTTCCATCCCATAAGTGTAAAGCTCCATCGTTCTGTGTTATGTATCCTTTTCCTGCGTCCCCCGCACCTAATGATGACGGAAGTGCGCTTGCATTTGATACGCTTGCTTCTATGCTTATTGAACCGTTGTATCCTGCCGTTCCCTGTGGGCCTGCTGGGCCGACATCACCTTTTGGTATGGTAAAATCAAAAACTGCATCAGTTGCATTCCCTGAATTCGATACCGATGCATCCGTTCCTGCAGCGCCTGTGGTAACTGTTCCTACAGTTATGTTTGCAGTTCCACTTTTACTCTCCGTACCATTGGCTTGAGTTAGTAATACTTTTGACCCTCCGTCAGTTTGGTAAAAAAGATTACTATCTGAGTCTACACTTAATTTTTTATTATCTATATAAATACTTTTGCCTGAGACATACAAGCTATGAAGCTGTCTTGTTGGACTTCCAATATTTTGCGCTTGGTCATTCTCAGGAACTAAATTCCCGTCAGTGTCAGTTTCCCATCCTTCTAATTTAGTACCAGCGCCACCAGCATCTACCCATGTAGTGTCAAAGTCAGTTGCCGTTGCTTTAGATAATACCTGACCAGCAGTACCACCTGATGGAACACCTTCTCCTGCAGCTCCACCAACTTCTAGGTTAACAACAGTATACCAATTTGTTTTTTGAGAAGATGCAGTGGTATTTTCAAATAATCCAACTGCAGCGGAAGAGGATGGCCAATTTGTTGCGTTTACTAGCCATGTCAAGGGGTTTGGGTAATACCCATCGTCCGAAGAGCTAAGAGGGTTAAATGCAAAATGAGATGATTGATAATTTCCATCTACATCTTTATCATCCAATCTTAGTTCCCATTGCGAATCATCATCATTGAAAACAACTATGTAATCTGGGTCTGGACTTACATCTCTTTTGTATGTTGCTTTTTCATTTGCATCGAAAGAGTCGAAAAGCATTTCTCCATTTGCATCAAAATCTACACCTAGTACGCCATCTTCTTGATTTGATATAGTGATTTTACTTATGTGTGGAACTTCTCTTTTTTCAAAAAGGTCAAATGTTAGGGTATTGAAATGAAAATCACCTAATTTTCCCTCGCTTGGCAATTTATCTGTAACGCCTGAAGTCCATAATGAGCCGTCTTCCCCGTCATTTCCAGTATTTCCAGTAGCTCCAGTAGCTCCAGTTAATCCAGTATTTCCTGTCAAGCCTTGTGCTCCTTGAGGCCCATCACTAATAGTTGCTAGTAAATCCCAAGAAATTGAGCCTACGCCATTTGTGGACGTAGTAGTTCCTGATAACGTAATATCTAGTAATGAATTATATGCATTTCCTGCGGTATCTGCGGTTATTGTAATATCTGCATTATTTCTAGTAGCGGAATACCCAGATATAGTATTAATAAGTACAACTATTGCAGCGGCATCTGTATTTTGTGAGCCTGAGCGAGCAATTGTAGCTGCTCCTGCGGTAAATGTTGTATTTGTTGACACTACAGAAGTGCCTATAGTTATTGTAGCTGTTTGCTGAGATGTTCCATCAAAATAATTAAATTCAACTACATCACCTACGGCAAAAGTAGGTATTGTTACAGCTATGGTAGCATATATATCAGTTTTCTTATATATCCCCCTATCATCTGATTTAAAATAAAAATCATTATGGTTACCATTTGAGTTACTTGGAGCATTTGTTCCAGATGACCATTGACTTCCAGATGCTCCAGCCGAACCAGTTGGCCCAACATTTCCAGTAATACCTTGTGTTCCTTGTATACCTTGAGGGCCTGTGAAATTAGCAACCAAAGCCCATGTTTTTCCGTTAGCGGCACAATGGTAAACCTTCCCAGTATCTGTATCTAATTGATACTCATCAAAAACATCCGCAGTACCCTTATCACTTGGTGCTATATTGTTCAATTGAGCATGTGTCCATTGGTCTCCGCTAGCGCCGTCAATTCCGTTTAGCCCATTAGAGCCTGCGGCTCCAGTTGGTCCACTAAAGTCTGCGATTTTTGTCCAATTACCAATAGGAGAAGGGCTAACATTAGCCGCTAGGAAATAAAATTCATTTGTGGATGTATCAAGCCAGTATCTCCTGTTGCCTACTGCTCCTCCTGCGGTGTTAGGAGCGGATGCTCCTGCTTCTATAGTGTCACCATCAGCTCCTGCCGCACCTGTTGCGCCTGTACCACCACCTCCAGAGGGGAATATTAAATAACTCATCTTTAGTCTCCGCTTACTCTAAGGTTCGCAGTACCACCATTAGTTATTCCTAGGACTGGGGCACTTGTTTTCGTTCTTTCGATAATCGCTACCTCATTTTGACCCAATGGGTATCCATTTGAGATAGTGAGAATGTCAGGTTCAACCGTCCATTGCAGATAGACTACAGTTGCTGAAGTATTTTTTATTACTAAATTGTTAATTTTTGCCTTAAAATCGCCTCTCATTTCTGATGCGGGGCAAATTTCTACAATACTGTTGGTTACTGATACTGCTTTTCTCATAATATTATTATTTGTTTAACTTGAAATATTTACAACAAAATTAAGGAGTGAATGGTGTTCCACTACTACCATTGAAATTGACATCACGGAATATTAAGCCATCAAACCTAGCTAATGTCCGTATTTTTGTATTAGCTGTATCTCTACACTGGACATCAAATTTAGCAAGTGCGTCACCAAATCCAAGGTCAAATAATGCGTGGACTTCTGGGCCATCTAAGTTGATGAGGACTTCATAATTAGGTGCTACATAATCTGACTCCAACTCTATTTCTTCTATGTCGTCATCAGATAGAGATAAAGATTGTGGATTTTTATAGTATCTCAATCCAGAGTTTAATTGACCATTAAATACTGATGTTGAAGCATGCAATCCTGAATCAAGTGATAATTCTGTAATTTTACCACCTGTTGCGGACCATGAGTTATTTGAGAATCCAGATGGAATGACTTGTTCTGCAAGTAATGTACTGTTGCAATATAGTTCAATTTTATTAGCTACATTATCTATTAATACTGACAGCGTAACATCACCATTGAGTACTGGCTTGGATGATATAGGTACGTTAATATATGCACTTGATGTACTATATTGATTTCCAACTCGCAGTAATAAGCTGCCTGCCTGAAATTCTAAAGCCATAGCATTCCTGTTGCCATCGACCGACATTTCATCAAGTCTTATATGACTTTGCGGGAAACTTATAGATAATGCGGTGAAATCTACTTCTGGAACAATATCAAATTTATGCCCCATAAATCCCGTACTAGTATCATTAAATGTAATCTGTTGACCAATTTCCATGTTCCCAAGTTTCTTCCAACCGTGAATCTCGGAATAACCATAAATATTGGCTTTTTCATATGGTGAAGTACTATACGCTGTATTATATATTGAATTTGTTTTTGCTCTAATACGATACTGATTATTCTTTAATAAGCTTAAATCTTGCGTAATGGATGCCTGAAAGGCTGAATCATTAATTATTCTTAAGGTATTATCTGTTAGGCTTTCCTCATACATTGGGTCAGGCACTCCAAGCGTCTCCTCCATATGCGTAGAAAATCCAATTGATGTATCGTAAACTTCTTTTATTTGGAAATCTTTTACCTCTACATCCGTATTTATAAGTTTTAATTCAACAATGTCAGGCATTGAGCTACCTGTTTTAACATACGTTTCAAAATATCCAGATGATGGTATATCTGCGGTATTTATTGTAAAGGTGTTATTCTGGTTGCCGTCTGCCCATGTTACAGTGCTTCCTCCGTAAATTAATATACTTACTTCGTCTGTGTTTGAACTACTTAATGTACCAAAACTTATACAAACCTTGTAGACTTGTGTTGATTTTATAAAAGGGTTAAATGTTCTATCATAACTATCCATGTATGATTGTTGAACTAATCTTGTGTTAGCACTTTGTGCTTTTATTATTCCATTATTCAAGCTGGACTCATCAATTGCTCCAGCTTTGATTTCCCAATTTATTGGGTGTGCTGCAACTTCTACATCAGTTGGACTAGCAGTAGACCAATTTTCTATAGAGTTATTATTTGATAATAATTCCGCACCTAAGTTGTCTTTTTTTACTGAAGCATTCCTTAAGGTTATTTTATTATCAGATTGAAGAGATGAATCATTAATACTTTTTGTTATAAAATAGTAATCCCCTGTATTTGAGCTAGATACTGGAATAATTATTTCTATTTCAACTTCTTCGTATGTATTTTTTGTAGCAGTAGTAGACGCAGTACCACTTTGAATATCTACCGCTCCATCTTCCATATCAATTTGTGCATCAAGAATAGGATTTGAGTTCAGTAGCGGAGAACTAATGTGTATCTGTAATTTTGGAAAATCCAAAGACGAAGCTTTTAGCCTATCATGTGATAATGCCTTTGCTGTAATTTTGAAATGATAATTACCCTCATCAGATAAAGTTACATTGTTGTAAACTCGTGCGTTTGTGGTAGTTGTAAGTATGCTAGCTGCGGTATGTTCGAATTTTGGATTTCTAAGCACATATCTTTCTTGATTCCATCCCGTAGAAGGTTCTCTTTTGGTAATTGAAAACTTTTCGAAATCCACATAGTCATATTGGTCTGGAGGAGTCGCTGATGGGTTATATGCTATTTTAATGTGTGTTATTGCATCGGATGTATGAGGAACTTCAAATCTCTCTTTTTTGGATGGGGATGTGGAGTACATATTGAATGTCAAGTCCACTGAAACTAAACTATTAAAATTAATTCCATCAGTACTTCCACTAATATCTAGAGACGGATAACCGCTCCCCACGTCGTAATAATCAAAAAGGCCAAAATCTATATCATATACGCCTGGGGTTAATGGTTCACTTAGTGTATTTATCAGAGAGTCAAGCCCAGAAGAGGTATCATCCGCATATATAAGAACTCCATTACCACCCCAAGAAGTAGTAGTACCTACTCTAGGCGTAGTTGGCTGTCCGCTAGGGATGGACCACCCATTTAAAGAATCTATTGTACTTCCTGAACTAGGAAGTGTCGTCTGTTGCCAAGCAAGAATGTTATTAGCTACATAGTATTTCTTTTCGTAATTATTATAGTCACCTAGTTCATTGCCTGCAGCAATTTGTGCCGTCCCTTGACCCGTGAATGCAATTAGTCCATCTGCGTTACTTTGAATATTTAAATCTATGGCAAATAAAGCAGATTCACTCGTATCTACATCAGAATGCCCAATATTAGAGCCTGCGGAAAATGTATTTGTTAATGTTTGCCCATTTTCTGGCTTAGGGTCACCAATAGGATTTTCAATTGTAATAGTCTCGGCTTGTTCATATCCAGTTCCAGCACTTGTTATAATGCCTGTAATTAATTTACCTGAACTATCAACATTAGTTGCTGTTATTTTGCCGCCTAAATCTATACCTTTTTGAGTTATTGGGTAAACTTGACCTTTGGTGAAATTTCCACCTTTGGGGTTTCCAGTAAAGTCTACTCCTCCTTGCAGCTCACCATCTTCACTTAATCCTATGCCATTAATATTGACTGTGACGGCTGCTGGCGTAAATAACTCAGCGTTTGTTGATTCCCATCTCGCACAGACTTCTATAATTTCCTCATCTATAAAGGTGTCAACTAAACCATTAATACTAAATTCGTAAAATTTTAGAGTAATTGGAGTTTTATCACCTTGCACAAACATTGCCGTAGAGAGTCTAGCAATGTTTATTGGTGACTTAATTAATGTCTTATGAAGCTGTTCTGAAAGATTGAAGTGTAATGTACGGTCCTGCAAAGCCATACATATAAATCATAACATATTGACGCAATAGTCAATTTGTATATTTAACCTTTTTCATCTTCGGTTTTTTCAGGTTTCTCATCTTGAAAGATTTTTGGTTTTTCTCCTGCTGTAAAATTGTACATTTTGGAATGATTTTGCCTAAGATGTCCTTCGTATTCTCCGTCTTCCTCGTGGAAGCTGTTAACAATAACAAAATCTTCCCAAATCTGGTCTCCATTTTCTCCCCTTTTTCTAATTACATGGTCACATATACTATGCGTTGTTACGCACATGTTTAAATTTGCCTGCTTCCATCTATTCCAGCCTAGGTATAAATCTTGCGTACCAAAGCCCATGTATCCGTCAAAGTGAGATAAGGATAATGCTTTCCTAGACAACAAGGTACATCCTAACCCGACCCAGTCGGTAGGAACTATAGCACCTTTCCCTATTGCTGGATATGCATGTTCCATCCATCCTCTCTTGCGCCATCTTTTGGCATTTAACTCATACACATTGCCTTTAGGTGGACAATCTTTGATTTTTTTTTGAATTTCTTCCTCTTCTTCCCTTAATTCATCTCTTGATTTTTGAGCCGCAATGTGGTCTTTGTCAGTTTGCCATTTTTTTTCAATTTTGTTTATTTTATCGTCTAAGGTTTTTTTCTTCTTTAAAAGTTCTTTTGGTATATCTTTTTCATCTTCATATACGTCATTTGCTATTTGAGATTGCTTTGTCCCCCTTCCGCCTAAGAACGGTCCACCTCCTTGTGATGGATAAGAACACATTGCTATATCATAATATCCATTATCAAATTTAATGCAGTCCATAGCTACTCTATATGAATTTGGCTGAACTAGGACATCTGACTCTACGCTAAAAAAAGATTTAGCGTTATTCTTTCTTGCTTCAGTAAACGCACATGACTGAAGTTGAGCTATTAATAATTGAGCATCTTCTTTGTAATTTTTTACTTCTTTATCATTTACCGCAATCGGCATAAGCTTGAAAATCCATCCTTTTGGTAATACACTTTCTATATATTTTCGCGCACAATCTTTTGTGTTTTCTTCTTCATCGCAAACAAAGAGGAAGACACCTTTCTTTATGCCTGAATCTACGATAGAGGCTGCGATTCTTCTTCCGAAATTTGGGAGCGCGTATGTATAACGCTCTGTTGCATATGTAGCTATATAGTGTTTATTGCCCATTCCATGTGGCTTTTGAAACTACATTGAATAAAGATTCATAGTAAGCGCTGATATTTCCCGTTTGGGGCATCTCGGCCATCGACACTACAAAGGTGACTCTTTCTCCGTCTTCATTCTCCTTTGTTTCTGTTTGGGCTGGCTTTCCTCTTTTTGTTATTACTCCGTCTTGAAATCTCATTCCTTCTATAAAATACTCAGGATTATTAGATAATATATTAGAATCTGTAAAGGTATTTCTTTTTTTCTGGAAAGGGTTATAAATTACAGAAAAAGGTGTACCAGCTCCTAATTTTGTACTGCCTAGTGGTTCATTTATAGAACTAAATGGATTTGCTGCGAAAAAAGTTTGGGCTGTACCAATATACGTATGTAAGCCTAAGGAGAGTTTTGTTTTTGAGGAATCAAATGAACCATTGGAGTTTTCTACATAAGATGTAATATCTAAGTCACTTTTATAATAATTACCTATATATCCAGAAAAAGGGCTTCCATCGTAACCAATTCCACCAACTCCAATAGGTGCTACTAGAAGAGCATCTTTTGCGTTAAATCTATAATTATAATCATCATGCCATTTATTGTAGTAGAAAGAATTTCCGTGGTCTGGTGGTGCATGATAATTAATAATTCCGCCTCCCCACCAATCGACTCTCTGTAATTTAAGGGATTTGAGGTATTCACGGGGGGCATCAAGAATACCTTTATAGTGATAATCTGCAACTTTTAGACCATGATACGCACCTCTGTCTACATCATCAACTTCTAGCCATGATGAAGAATTTGTTGAATGATACCTCCAATCGTAATTATTTATATTACCAATATGTCTATAATCAGCTATATTAAATGATTCATGGCCGTGGGAATTTACACCGCTTCCAGAATGGTATGCACCATTTTGTGTTAACGGGCCATACCAAGAGCTATCTAATACTTCTATAGCTTTAGGTTTTTTGGCTTCTTTCCAATTTGAGTCGTCATAATCAGTTATTGCATAAGTTGATGCATTTGGGGGTCTATTGTAATCAAGTCCTAAATTATGTTCAATTATTCTATTATGACTACTTACATAACTAGTTTTATTGGAGTCCTCAGGGTCGGATGTCTTGACAATATCGGTATATGAAAAACTCCAAAATTCCTTAGCAGTTTCGGGGTTAGTGAAATTAGCTACTGGTAAACCAAAACTTTGTAAATGATGGGTTTCTGTAGTCCTTTTTCTCCTGCCAGCAATTGTGAGATATTTGGTGCGTGTTGTCACAAATTTGTAATTTCGGACACTAACATCAATGTCTCCAATAGCTAAAGCCTGATTGTCCCTATAGGCTTGCGCTCCTATGTTATTATCTACCCTAGTGTCACCAAATATATTATGTACGGGCCATCGCTCTCCTTGCACTGCCTTAAAATAATCCGCATTTGTACCCCTATTGGAACCTTGAATGAAATTACTTCCAAATTTCCTAGGCAAGACTTTACCTATATTAGTAGCTTGTAAGTAAATGTCACCTAGAACAGTAACTTCGTTTGGTTGATAATACGCCCAATCCCTAGATGGTGAAGCGCTAACACCATGCTTAAATGAGCTGCGCCTGGATTTGTCTCCAAGTTCTGTGTATGTAGTTTTACTTCCTACCTCAAATGCCGTGTATCCAGCATTTACTGGATAGGTCGCAGATTGATTTCTGAATCCTCCACCAAGGGGTGTCCAGCCTTCTATGTTAAGTTTTGTGTAGGAAAGATGGTTTTCGACTTGTGGATATTGTATAGCTCCATATGAATTTCCTATATTTATTTTGGCTGGGGATGGGATTAACCAATTAACTGTAACTTGTTTAGTTTTATACAAACTAAATCTAGCATGCCAATCGGAAGAAAATGTATAAGGAGCTTCTACTATTTCTTGTGATTCCTGATAAAGATAACTGAGATTGGCTTTTTGATTAACAGGTTCAATTATTTGATAGCGCTTAAAATTTGCACCACTCCATTTCCCAACATCCCAATTTTTAACATTTAAAGTTTTCTTTTTAAATAATGGGTATTCAGTTTCGCCAAAATTATACGGCAACCTGTAATCTTTACCAAAAGTTGACCAAGATAGAGTTTTAGATTTATTTGGTACATGGTAAGCCCTACCAAGCCAATTCTGACTTGGCGGTATTTCATTTATTACAACTGTTTTAGCTTTAGTGAAAGAGTGATTTCCTGCATAAGAAGCCGCGGCTGTATTAAATATGACAAAATCTTTATCATCACATATTATTGTGGTCAGGATATTTTCGAAGGGGAATCTAGCTGTCTTGAAAGTTCGGGTATCATTGTAATAGATGCGAGGGGCATCATCACTGATTTCTGTATAATGATTACTAACGCTCGTATACATTTCTTCATGCGTTAATATTCGATTAAATGTAGTGAATGGCCTTGTTGATGTATTTAAAAATGTACTTAAGTCTGAAACTTTTCCTGATAAATCTGTGCTATATATAATTTCTGGAACTGTGAAAGTTTCCGCTTTTGATGTAATTCTTTTAGAAAACCAAGGAACGAAATTATCTTCGTGGGCAGGATAATAAGTAATATAAGGAGGATAATTATTTACTTCCTTCCCTTTCGTGTATCCATTACTATCTTCACTAACAGTATGCCATGAGTCAGACCACTTGTCTGTACTATGATGACCTTTTATGTTCCATAATTCTGTGGTTGAACCTGCACCACCACCTTCTAACTCGTATTTAAACGTTTTACAACCGTTTGCAGTATTTCTCGGAGAATGAAATCGGTCTCCAAATCCATCGGAATACTTATCTTCACTCTCAACACTTACGGCATGTTCGTCAGGATGTCCACCAAGAGTACTAGTTGCTTTCACAGTGAGGAAACTCTTATAGGTCGCAGCATTATCAGTAGTTTGCTTGTCTGTACATGAACAAAATGTATATGGATTGCCGAGAAAGTTATTAGCCACCTGTGCAACACAATCGTCTATGTTTCTTGTCTCAGCGAAATGCGAGGAGAATGAATAGGTTTCACTTGCTGTGACGGTGTAAGTCTGGTTTCTTTCACCAACGCATGATAATTTTACACCCACTACTGTATGCTCCAATAATAAAAGGTTCTTGAATCGGCAGAACTACTTTCAACGTATGCAATTTCTGGTCTCATTGATATACCATCGCAGTAATTGGAATTAATTTCTTTTGCAATTAAGCGACCTATAAAAATTTCCACTGTGGTTGGGGGCGCTCCTTCTGCGTATTGTGCTGTTAATGGCTTAACGCTGTCTGCTAACGTATATTCCATTGTTAGAATACCTGTATTTCCAGTTGTTATATCTAGGTAAAGAAATTTTTCATCATCGGCTTTAATTTTACCTATGTTATCAAAATTTGTTGGGAATAATCCATTTACTGAACCACCTTTTGCGTATAATGTACATAAGGGTTCATCATCATCCGTACAATCTTTAGTTCCAAATTTAAATGTACATTCTCCTATTCCTTCTGTGGATTCAGGAACTGCCGCTGCCTCAATTGTTACTGTGTTTTCATCGGATGAAACTAAAACATTAGGACCTGCGACAAATTCAGGAACTGTCGGAAGAGACTCAACCCAATCAACTACAGAATTTATAGCTTCACCAATTTCAGGAAAAGCTGGAATATTAAATTTAGGACCTTTCGATTTCATTTCTCATATATATCTGAGTCCCAGCCGTTTTTACCGCTTAATCTATAATTTTTGGTTACTATACAACCTTGGCCATATGCTTGCCATGATACTGATGTGACAAGGAAATCTCTTTGTCCTCTTGCTAAATTACGTGCTTTTTGCGCTCCCCCACTTGAGCCGCGCGGTGATTGCACTTTTCCGATTGATTTTAAATCGTCAAATGTAGCAAATGCATATTCTATTTTTTCCGTAACTACATAATTTGGGCTAAGATAACTTTTAACACCAGCAAATTCATTTAGTAAATCTCCTACGTATAACTCAAATTTATCAAAGGTTTCATCATCTCTAAATATTGCTCCATTTTTGGGTTCATCTTTATCTCCTCCAAAGTCGCAAAATTCTGGATGTGAGTCAATCGGGTCTGTGTTTGTAGATGATTGAATTGTTATAGTGGAATATTCATTATTCCAAAATCCTTTATAATTAATGCTAACACTTTCAAAGCCTCCTTCTAGAGTTGTTACTTCCGCTGAGTCAAAAAAGCAATAATCGTATGGACTGTGCGTGCCACCAGTGAATCCTTGAGCAAATGATACACCTTCGCCTGCATTTACTATATATTTATCCTTGGGCTGTACTTTATTGTCCGACATCGAAAAACTACTTCCTATAGTTCTGTCATTACTTAACTGACCAAGAATCTGTATGCCTCCTGCACCTCCAGCTACACTAATACCAGCAATAAAACTACCAATTTCAATATATGTAAAATTAACTAGAAAGAAATCTTTGCCGTTAACCATATTGAATTTAATTGTATCACCAACTTTTAATATTTTTTTCTGAGGGCCGTCTGCGTCAAATATTACTGAATTATCTTTGTTTATTATTATTTTAACATATCTGCGTTTAGCAAATGTAACTTCATTGTGTGTTGGCTCAAAAAAAGATATTACGCATTCTCCGTTCTCATCACCTACTATTTTAAACTGACCTTGCGCACTACTAAAGCTAGTAAAATCTTTACTGCCAGTAATCTGCTCATATGTATTATCTGGAGCTTCCCCTGCGTTGCATGTTAATACGGGATTTACTTCTTGCTCGCTAATACTACCACCAGCACTACATAACCAATCTCCAACTGGGCTACTAGAGCCTGCATTTGGGTTTACATATTCTCCCTGAAGATATACTCCCCTTCTTGTGTAATCTATTAATAAATTCGGTATATAAAAACCAAGTGAATTACCTTCATTGTCACTATACTGTTGTATTTGTTTTTGCTCCGCTATTGGAGAGTCTATAGTGCCTTTATGTGTTAGTCTCCAACAGCAACTAAGGCTATCATAATAAATCCATAAGTGACTTATCTGCTTCGTTGACCAAGATGCATTTCTATAAGCTAACCGACCATTTAATTTATATGTTCCACCATTTGGTGTTTTTGATGTAAAAGTTGTCTGGAAATGGCTAATTCCAATTAAGTGACATTTTTCTGGGCCAGAATAATCTTCTGCTAACTGCGTACATGGCTGACTTACATCAGATGTTCGCTCAATTACCGCAGGAAACTCATCCTCTGGATTGAATGGAGGTAATGTAGTGGTAGTAGTTGTTGTAGTAGTTCCTCCTCCACCTCCTCCATAGTCTTCTTCCTCACTCATTAATCGTAAATATCCTTATTCCACTCTCGCCTACCACTGAGTCTCCATTTTGTTGTCTCTCTTACACCATTTCCGAATGGTTGCTCATCAACACCAATAACAAGCCAATTTCTTTTGCCTATTTTGGGAGGTCTTAAACTATTAAGACCTGCTGGCGCGTGTGGGTCTGGGGAAATTGATATTGTGCCTATTTCCTCAGTGTTATTACTTGGGGAGCCTAATTCTGCAACTAGTTCATATGTCATACTTGGAGCTAAATAAGACTTAATTCCAGCTTTATTATTATTTCTTGGTCTAGGGCAAGAAGGATGAACCTTAAATGCTTTAAATGTCCCATCATCATTAAATATTGCTTCGTTTTTAGGTTCATCTTTATCTCCTGCAAATTTTTCAAATTCTGGATGCGTATCAATTGGCTCGGTTGTTGTGGATGCGCTTACTTTTGCTATTTTATTTTTAGCATTTCTTGGTATTCCTTGGTAAACAAGCGTAACTTCATGGAAGGGGCCGTTAGTATTACAAGAAGCATTTACGCATTTTAGGTGAGAATGATTATCGTCATCTCCACCAAAATGACCAGTTGCCCAATCTTGAGCTTCATTAATACTATAAGATTCTCCTGATAATAAATATTTATACTGAGCATAAATGACACCAGTATTGTTTAACTTTGTAGTGCTTCCTACAGTTTCAAAATTAGTTTCACCTATATGTTTTATTACTGATGTCATATTAAGCTACGCCTCCGCCTGCGGGTACTACTACTACACCTCCTGCATTTTTTAATGAGCTTGTGTTTGTGGCTATAATATCAAGCATTTTTTCCATTGTTTTAGTTTTTACACCTTGTTGCTGTGCTTGAGCTAATATAGCAGGCGCAACTCCAATTGCTCCACCTTGATTAAATCCAATCTTTCCTCTAGCTGCAATTATGGCTTGCTTTGCCATAGGGTCACCTCCGAACATATTTGCTCTAACTCCTACTGCACCAGCCATCGCTCCGCCAGCACCTCCTGCTTCCTGTCCTTCTGGTGCAAAATTTCTTTTTTCAGCTATTTTTCCAAAACCATCTAATACGCCTTGAGCTTGTTGCCTGAGTTCGGCTTTTTTCTGCGGGTCTTTTGTTGCTCTTGCGGCTTGAACTAACTTAGTGAACTCAGCATTCATTGCCTGCTTTTCGTCCTTCGTAAGCTTTTTTTCCATTTGAGCTAAAGCATCTTTTTTTCCTTCAAATCCCTCAGGTGTTTCTAAGACTTTAAGCATGCTAACTAAAACATCTCTTGTTTTTTGTTGAACAGCTAATTGCTGGTCTTGCACGCTTCCTCCTCCAACTCCACCGCCTCCGCCAATAGCTGCCAAACTAGAGACACCTGCCTTACCTGTGGTTTTATCCTTTTCGGCATCTTTTGCCAATTTTACGGCTTCTTGTGCGCGCGCGTCTCTCTCCTTCTTTTCAAAGTCGCTTCGCATTTTATCACCTTTTTGACCAGCTTTTGCTTCAGCAACTGCATTTTCTGATTCCTTTGCTTCCTCTGCTCGACCACCAGCTTCCAATGCATTGTTTTGCATTGTCTCTTTTTCCTGTGCAATAACTGCATTTATTTGTGTTTGCTTATCTTGCTCAGTAATATTTTTTCCTCTAATTGCTAATATGGCGTCAGTAATTCTTTCCGCCATTTCCTTTAGGCTATTATCCCTAGATGCGTCTCTAGCACTTTTGTTTGCTTGCATTTCGGAAATGTCACCTTTTATTACCCCTGCTCGCGCATCTACATCTGCTATCCTTGCTTTGTTCTCAGTCTTCTCCTCATCAGTAGTTAAAAATGGTTGTACAGATATAAGGTCTGCTTTCTCTTCGTTTAATTGATTTAAAGCTACTTGCTGTTTTTGGATTTCTAATTTTTGAGCTTCTAGCTCATTTGTTTTTTGAAGTTCTACTTGATATGCAATTTCTTTTACAATTTGTTCAGCATTTTTGGAAACAGTTGCTTTTTCTGCTGTTTCCTGAAACTCTTCAGCATTTTTATCTGCTTCTAAATCTTCTCTTCTTTTTCTAAATATTGCCTTGCCTGCTTCCATTAATTGAATTTCAAGCTGTACTCTTTGCGCGTCAGTAGAATTTGCTATATCCTCAGGAGTAATATCCTTTAATGTTCTTCTACCTCCTATTTTATTCTCTCCTTGGATTTCAGTATTCATTATTCCAGTGCCTTGAAACATTTGTTGAAATGCTGCAAATAACCGAACAGTACTTCTTTCGCTCTCACCATCCGCATTACCACCTACTTTTATACCAGATACACCTTTTCTTCTTTCTAATGCATTTTCTATATCACGTGATAAACCAGATATTGTAGCTTCAAGCCCTTCTATGGTTTCTGGGTCTTGGGTGTTTATTTTTTGGTCTTGCAGTTCAAGTCTTTTTTGCTCCAAGCCTGTTATTTCGGCATCAATATTACCCAACTTTTCATTAAGTCGGTTAGTATATTCCATTGAAATTTTCTTAAAGGCTTCTGATATTTTATCTATATTTTGGTCAAATCCTCCTGAGCTTATGGAGAAATTTTCACCTAGGAAACCTCCAGAAAATTCAGCTAAAGCATTTATATTCCTTTGGTCGCCTTTATCTGATTGCAATCTATTTCCAAGAATATCAGTCCCAACTCTAGACTCTTCCGCAAAATTTGAGTTCAAGTCACGTCTTGCCCTTGCACGTTCACGCAACTCTTTTTGTTTACCCATATTTTCTAGTTGAGAATCAAAATTGTCTGTTGATTCGCCTGCAGCGGCTGCATCGTTTGCCTTTCTCGCTATTTCTTCAGCCCTTAATGCTTCATTAAGTTCAACCTGAAGGTCTAGTAAATTTTGAGTTGTTTTAATAGCCTTAAGCATTCCCTCACTAGTGTCAGTATCTTCTTTTGTTATTGTTGTAATGCCAGCTTCGCTTAACTCTTCTCGCAGTTTCTTTACGCGCTCTAATACATCAATCGCATCTTCTGGTTTATCTAGAGCTATTTTCATTCTTAACTCCTGCAGCTCTTCACTTTTTCCTGCTAATAGCCCAAGTTGGTCTGATGATAATTCTGCTCTAGCTCTAGTTTCTCTATCTCCTCTATCCACCCCTGTTACATTATCGGAAAAATTGAGCAAACGCCTTTTCCCTTCTGCTCTATTTAATGCATTTCTTGCTCTTTGCTTTGTTTTGTCATCTGCGTCTGGGTCATCAAGGGTTTTTCGTAAATCAGATTTAGCTTTCGCTACTTCTTGGTCAGCCTCTCTAGTTTCTCTTTTTCTTTCTTCGTCATTTAAGTCGGCTATGGATAGGCGTAATTGGTCTACAATATTTTTCTGCCTAAGGTAATTATTTATAGTTTCTTCACCTTCGGCTATGGAATTATATTTTCTTGTTGCTTCCGCTAAAGCATCAACTGCACTTTTTAATTTTACGGCAGCTACTTGTTGTTTAACGTAACCTTCCATTCCTTCTAGAGTGGATTTCTTCTCCTCCAGTTTTGAAATAACTTCATTTATTTCTACTTTTTGAGCTTGTAGGGCTGATACCGCACCATCGTCTCCTTGCGAATTAGCAAGGCTTATTGCATCTTCCAAATTTTCTGCGGTACGCGCGGCTTTATGTAGCTCTTCATCAACTAAACCAAGCAAAGCATGATATTCCATCAAGTTGCTTACATCTTTGATTGCTTTAATTTCTACGCCTTGAAACCTTTTTACTCCATCATCTGACTTTTCTGTGTATTTACCTCTTTCATTTTTTTCTATGTCTATGGCAAATTCCGCTTTATCTAGATTTCTTTTTAATGCTTCTACTTCATCAGTTAGTTGCTGAACTGCTCTTTGAGCTGCCATCGCTCCATCTTCTGCGGATGAACCAAAGAAATCCCATGCTAATACAATCATGTCTATTATTACCATTAGGACTACCAATGGGCCTAGTATTGAACCAATAATATACTTCAAGGCCTGTATTGCTGTTCTTAATCCTGTGACAGCTATTGCCGCACCTCTGGTGGCAATGCTAAATGATTTCATTCCTAAGCTAGCTAAAGTAGTTTGAATTCGATTCGTTCCAAGAGACATATTGCCTCTTTGGATACTACTTCTTAATTTTGTAAATGAACCACCAAGTAAAGTGTTAGCTATTCTCAGTTGAGTTTTTGATATTCTTAACTTAAGAAGTGACATACGAGAAGTAGCAACAGCGCTAACATTCTTTTTGATTGTAGCAGTAGTTACTGCTATAGAGCCTGAGAGCTTTTTTGAAGATAAACCAGCAGTTGCCGCTCTTGCCGAAAATACACCTAATTGACCAACCGCTGTTAGTATTTGCAGTGAGAATGCTCCTATTGGCTTTAACATTCCAATTATTCCAGCGGAAAAAGAAATGAGTTTTATGCTTATGAAAGCAATAGCCACTTTTGCTAAAGTTTCTGCTAGTCTAGTAGCAGACTCTATAAAAGTCTGAACTTTTTGATAAGTTTCAGATACTTGTTCACCCCACCCAGTTACTGAATCATCTTCAAATATTGCAAGTTTTCCAGATACTTGGTTTAAAACTCCCGAAACTAGCTCAAGGGCTTCCCTTATTGTATTTGATACTTCTCCAGTTTGAAATAAAGTTTGAAAGAAATCCTCATACGCAGACTGAACTTTCTTTAATTGACCATACAATGTATTGCCCATTACATCAGCCATTTCCTGCGCTCTGCCTGAGTTGTTAGCCATCTCGTTTGTTAGAGACCTTACTTTTTCTCTGCCTTGCATCAAAATATTGAATGCATTTGCAGCTCTAGCCCCAAACATGGCACTTACTTGCGTGGCAGTCACGCTAGTCTGTGCGAATCGCTCTAATATTTGCTGTAAAGAATTAACCTCAGGATTTATTTCCGCAAAAGTTATGCCTAGGGCTGCCATTCCCTGTCTCATAGCCGCTGATTGACCAGCAATTCTAATAAATACTTGCCTCAATCCCGTACCAGCCATACTTGCTTGCATGCCTGCGTCAGATAGCACACCAATAGCAGCGGATGTCTCCTGTAAGGATATTCCATAAGAACTTGCAGATGCAGAAACATATTTCATTGCATCGCCTAACTGCACAACGCTTGTATTTGACCTAGATGCTACTGTGGCTAAATCATCAACTACATCATTTAAGCCTTCTGCGTTTATTCTGAATGCAGTTAAAATATTAGATGCAATGTCTGCAGCCGTTCCTAAATCCATAGCTCCAGCTTGCGCCAAATTTAAAGTTGCTCTTAAGGATTTCGTTGCTTGCCCAGCAGAGAATCCTGCCATTGCAAGGAATTTCAATCCTTCAGCCGCTTGTGATGCTGTAAACATAGTGGTAGCACCAAGCTTTTGAGCTTCTGCTCGCATTATTGCAAATTGAGAAGTTGTGGCTCTAGTAATTGCCAGAACTTCACCCATAGCTTTTTCGAATCTTACTACAGTATGAGCGGCAGTTCTCATCAGGACAATAGTAGTTCCGACTCCAGCCATTGCGGTTACTAATCTACTAAATGTTGACCTGAGGGAAATCGCCCTATTCCTCATGGCTTGCAATTGCCTAGATACTCTTCTGGCATTTTGCGCGGCAATTAAAGACTTCCTGTTCCACGGGTCAAGAGATGTACCACTATCTCTTCTTATTCCCCGAAGGTCATTGGAAATCTTCCTGAATACAGACCTCAGGTTAGCGTCCTCGCCCTTGAACTGTACTACATGTTTAGTGCTTGCCATTTTAATCCATTTTTGAAAGTGCGTCTAGCATTGCTCCCCCTGAGCCTGCAATCCCCATATTATTATCTTCATATATTGATTTAGTGTCAATTCCGTTGACACGATAGGAATAATGTTCCCACGCATAAACTACGATTAATGGCATCTCCCAAAATATTTCCTGAGCCTTTATTCCACTTTCTTTCGCCACAGTGCCGAGTAGCGAAATCATAAATGGAGGCTCTACTTGTTTTTTGATTTAGCGTTATGTTTTTTTGCTTCTTCACTTGGTATAGCTTCCACCTTAGTAGATGTGGCATCTGACATCATTGTTGTCATGCAGTCTACTAACTCCTGCATATCACTTATTCCTAGGCGCTCTCCAAGCTCTAAGGCTTTTGCTGTCACATTTGCCTTATCATCCAATTCAGAAGTTAACGTAGCCGCCCTAACAATTGCTTGGTCTTCGGATTGAACCCAAAGGAATATCAATGCTTCCATTACATGATTACCGTTTTCCTCTCCAGTAATTAAAGATGAGCCTAGTTTTTCCAATATGGCTAAACTTGATAGCGTTACTGGTCTAAGTTTTACACCTTTAAAAACAGTGCCACCGCCCAATAATGCATCCTTTACATTCTTGTCATTCTTTTTAGCTCCTGCTGATGCAATCTCAAGAATTTCCTCTAGTTCTTCTTCTTCGCTATTTGTATTTTTATCTTCGCTCATTTTTTATTTTTTCCGTATTTTTTTTCTAATATTTTTTGTTTTTTTGTTCCTTCTGTTACAAAAACTGTCGGGCCATCATCTAACTTGTATTCAAAAGTTCTCTTCTTGGTCTTAATGACTTCCATGAAATGCTTCCTGTTCAATATTGTAGCCATTGCAACGGCTATTGGGTCATTAGGGTTCTCCTCTATATATGCAGTCCCTCTTTTCCAATCACTTAATACTTGCTGGCAATTTATTGTCCCATCGTTATTGTGCGTCTCAAGGTTGAAGAACAAGTCTTCCTTACCATCTGCATCTACAGACCTAACTATTGGGTTACTCTTGAATGGCTTTACGCCTATAGTTAAAAGCAATACCGCTAAGTCTGTGTTCTTTGTACGAAAGAAAGAGTCACCCTTGCGAATGACTCTTTCATCTAAATTTGAAATATTTTCTTGCTCCATAAAGAAGGTTCATATGCACCACGAAAGGGTGCTGTTTAATTTAAAGTTAAGCTATATTTTCGTAAGCTACTCCCTTAAGGGTGGTTTTTACCCAATCCTCATTTGAGTACTCAATAGAGCTTTCTTCGCAGTATACTGTTCCGTTATCAACATTAACAGAAGTTAATGAAAGAACATCTCCTGCCGACTTTCTATTGTCTCCAATTCCTTCGAGACTTACTTCAGATGTTTTGTTGTAGTAAGCTATAGCTACCACACATCCTTTTGAATCTTTACCTTCAGCTTTCTCTGCTCTTTCAGTAACACTAACAGAGGTCATTGCCTTGAAGCCAGCTTCGTCAGCACCGATACCCCAGTCATCATTTCCGAATAAATTTGAAATTACATTAATTGTACATGCCATGATTGATTTCCTCTATTTTTTTAAGATTCGTTTTTAATATCGTTAGTTCCTTCGTAAGTAACACCAACTGAAAATATTTGAGTAATTGTTGATGTACCAAAACTACCTGACGCATATCTTGCCGCATTTTCTGTAATCGTGAAATTATCAGGCTCTTGCGTTAAATTTTGCTCCTGCCAATAAGCTGCATCTAAAGCAAATGTACTGCCTGCGGTGTGGTTAGTTATACATTTAAAAATTTTATTAGAGTCTTTTACGTAGTCATTTACTAGAAAATCTGTTCCCGTAGCCCATGCTTTTACTGCATTATCAATTGCATCAAATGTTGACTTAATGTCAGCAAGAGCTTTACCCATTGTTCTAATCAATGCAAATCCAACTTTACGACCATCTCCATTATTAGAGTTAGCTGTAGTTAGCTCTGCTGCGGAGAGACCACCAGTAGTAGCTGAACTTAAATCAGCAAGCGGGATAGTTATAGATTCGCTACCACTAGTAGCGTCAACTGTCGCGCTTGGGAATAAATCAGTAATTGTAATATTTTTTGTAGTTGCCATGATTTTTCAATTGTTACTTGTTAATGTTCTCTTGTCTGCACTATTTGTGTCAACTCTTATTAGAAAATTTTACTAACTGCTTGGCAAGCTTCTACTGCCGCGAGCTAATGGTTTAGGATAAAGTGTTACTATAAATTCTAGAACCCAACTTAATTCTTCTAGTTCTGTATTTTGTAAGGATGTATAAAGCGGTTCCAAGCAAGTTCCATTCAAAGTTAAGTCCTGACAGCCTTCATCATTTATTTCTATCGTATCCTTAAATCTAGCGACCCAATCCATCAGACCTAACTGCGAATCACCGTCTTCAGAATAAATTCCATTATCCATATTAAAACAAAGCAAAAAAGTAAGAGTTTGTGTTGTTTTAACTACATTTGCCGACAATGCTGTGTTCTGCTTGCTTCCTGCCATGAATGGCTCATCCTCATCGGAAAAATTCTGCAAAGTAATGTTTGGTAGCTGCTGGTCGCCTTCAACTCTTTTGAATGGGACTCTACTAAAAGTACACGGGTAGAGTTTGCCACTAGCTCCCGTTTCTCTTTTTATTCGGCTTATTATTTCCCTAAGCGGGTCTGATATATGTGGAATAGGCATATTATCCCCTTAAAAACCTTTTAGTTCCAAAAAGAAGTTCAAATCTTGCTTTAAATCTAGCTTTCGCAACATTTGTGGCATTATATAGAAGCCTATGACCTTTTACTGATTTTGCTTTCATTGCAAAAACATAATCTTTACCCCACTTCAATCCCTCGAAACTACCACGTACATACGCATCATAACCTTTTTTTCTTAGCGGTATATACAATCTTCTTTCCTTTGTTCCATTGACTGGACCTCTTCCTTCTTCGTGAACAATCCATTTTATTAAATTTTCTGAACCTACTACCCGAAGTGCATATTCAGCTTCGCCAACTCTTTGAACATCATAAGATTCTCTTAAGCTTCCAGTGTATCTTTTTTTGGTTTTTTGCTTAATATCTTTCTTGGCGGCATTCATGGCTAGCTTTGTAGCATAACCAATTTTTCTAGTTGTAGCTTTTGTTGATGCTCTAAGGAACTGTTTCTCTGTCCTTGCACTGCCTGGACTGATTATTGTTAAGGCCATCAGCAGACTACTACATTTCGTTTGTGCATATTTAGTATACTATGCGCCTCATCGGGTATCGTAAAAGTAGCTAGGCTAGTTCTAGAGCCATCTAGTGTGACTTGCTCTTTCCTATTGTTTTCCGTAAATGTACTTGCAATTAAAGTAGTGGCTCTTCTTATGCCTGAGGGAAATTGTATATCGTCTGGAATGTCTACGGATGAAGTCGCAGTAAATCCAAAAATTCCTTTTACTAACGCATTTGATGTTTTGATTTGCGAAACCTGTCCCAAGAAATCTGAGGTTTTTTCTACTGTGATTTCTATTACACTTCTGTGATTGTATTTTACTGGCTTCTGTGGGAAATCATATACATCGGAGGTTATTAAATTTCCATCAATGAATAGCTCAGTGACGCTTATTACGGGAAAAGGTAAATATATATGCTTACCTTCTATAAAATCAAGAGCTGGAACCTGATAGCCATCTGTAGTGTAATCATACTTATGGAAAAATCTTCCTGTGTATTCCTCCACATATCTAGATGCTTCAGATATAGAATTTTCTACTAAGGAAGGTGCAATGTCGTTATTTTTTATATGTAGCTGTACATCTTCCGTAGTACAATATGGATTGTATACAGCCATACAAATTAAGCTTTGTCCATTTTTTGAGTATCAAGCATTTTCTTCTGCTTGAATGACTCACTATTTTCTCTATTTTTATTTGCTTGAAAATGTGAACTCAAAACATCGGATACATTGGCGGTATCTCCACCTTTAAAGTTATTAATCAGATGCAATAGGTTTTTCTTTTTTTCTGGCCCTAGGTCGCTCTCCTTTACTAACCTTCTTGCTGATACTTTGTTTATTTTTTTTGGAATCTTCATCGTTGATAACATTTTTAGTTTTTCTTGCCTGTTTAATTGGCATGCCATTCATTAAGCCTAAATTGTATGCTAGTTCAAATATATATGCAACTAAGTTATTTTTCTTCTTGATTCTCCAGCTACCATCATCTTTGATTCCTGATTGATGCAATAGTTCTCTAACTACTTTATCCCTAACTCTTCTTGGGAACGATACTAGCGAATTTAATATAATTGGATTATTCCAATCTAATTCGAAAATTCTATTATACCAAACTGTGTCTTTCCTTACGGCAGGCGTTGGTAAATCACAATATTGAATTAATACTTTATGCCTATTTTTCCAGTTTAATAATATGTCATACTCTTTGTACTCAATTAATTCATTATTATTTAATTCTGTATTTTTTACTAATCTCATTATTTTATAAATAAAAAGAGCGCGGTCTGTTTTGTCAAGACCGCGCTCATTTTTAAAGGAATATCAGTCTTATTAACCGATGTTAGTTCCTAACACAGTGTGTGGGAAATTCGAGCCAATTGGCTTGAAGTCCCTGCGGAAGGAAGCAATAACTTGATTAACTTGAGCGATTTTGTCTTGGTCTACCTCAACGGTAAACTCACGACGTACTCCAACAACCCATGATGGAACATGAATTAATGAGCAACGAGACTTACCTCCAGCACCAGTATCAACACCAGTTGCATCACAAGTAGTTCTCATTGCCGCAGATGGAACAATATCAATTCCGAAGATTTGTGGAAGAACGCCATTCTGGATAGTTCCTTGAGCGCCATACTTCTCACTATGCATTACTTCATCTTGAATTAACAAAGTATTGTAATCCTCAATGCTGACAATTAGTGCAAGGTCTCTTGGATTTAATCCATAAGGCCCAAGTGCAGACCTAAGTGTACCAATTGCTGCAGCGGATAATACGCCACCAACAGCAACATCTTGTGCAGTGTTAGTAACCAGAGCATAGTGAACCATGCCGTCTACCGCACGTTGTGCAATATTTGCATTATTAACAGCAGGAACAACTGGAGGTCCAACTAGTGCGCCAGCAGCGTTTGCAATTGCTGTATCCATGTGTGTTACAGACGTATCACCATTGATAATTGCTTCCTCAAAAGAAGCTGCTGCGCCAGATGCAAGCTGATTAGTGATGATAGGAAGGATTGCAAGAACGCTATCCTCATCAACTTCGTATGAATACTCAGAAACTCCAACAAGCTTGAAAGTATCAAGAGTTACATTTGCAGTACCTACATTCTGCGTGCCTGTATCTGCTGGGTTAGTATATCCACCAGCAGTTGCTTCCTTTTGAAGCTTGAACTCAGGACGTGAAGTCACGACTGGAAGCTTAAATGGATTTGTTGGCATGTTGATTTCGGAACCAATCAAGCGATTTGCTACAGCAGATTCTGCATACAAGCGCTCTTGCAGTTGGCTAGAAAGGTCAACATTAACACGTGACAACTCAAGACCAGCAGTAGTACCAACAGTACCAGTTGGACCACCTTGAGTTTCAAGAGCTTTGCTCTCAAGCCTAGACATGCGTTGACGACCTCTTGCTTCAGCACTCTTAAGTGATGACTCAGGAATATCTTGATTCACATGCTTACGGCAAAGCAAGTTGTGAAGTTGTTTTTGTGCAACAGTCAATGTCTCAACTGAATCACCATATGGCATTTCAATTAATGGAGTGCTGTCTAAGGATTTTTCTTCGTGCGTCATTTTGGACTCCGTTTTAAATTCTGAAATAGCGCTCTTGAAAGCATCAACAAGACCTTCTTGACTAACTTGGTTGCCAGCGAACTTTTCGCCAAGTTTTTCAATTAATTCTTCTTGGTCGATTTCGGTAGCGTACTTTTTTACAATTTCTTCTACTTCTTCAGTATTACCAGCTTTTTTGACTTCATCAAGTATTTCTTCGCGCAAACCAAATACTTGGTCTTCTACGGCAGACTTGACAATCTCTGCTAGTTCATTTTCAGTTAGTTGGGAATCAGAAGAGACAGGTTCAAGGTTCTCAAGGTCTAAACCGCTTTTAAGGGCTTTTTCCTCAAGTTGAACCAACTCTTCACGCTGTGAAGCAGTAAGGGACTTTTTGCCCTTGAGTTCCCAGAATCGTTGCTTCTGTTTCTCGTTCATATTTTTCAGTATTTGATTGTTTATATAACTATTAGTGAAAATCTATTTGCAAATATCTTGTGTTTTAACAATGCGCGTCAACTATTTTTGTAATTTTTTCAAAAACAATTCCTCGTCCACTCCCCTGACGGAGAATAGCGCATCTGGATTCATAGGTATTGCAACAAGTGAAATCTCGTATAAATTTACTTCTTCAATGGCTTTTCCGTCTTCTCCGTAAAGAAACATTCCGCCAATACTCATTGACTTGAGATGTCCTTCAGCTACAAGAAACCTTACATTCTTGAGGTCTGGGGAATTTGATATTTTACCCTCAACATACAATCCATTTTTATCTTCATACATCTTGGTGTATGTGCCTGCAATTTCTTTTACGCTATTTTGATGGTCAATTAGCATAACTGGATTGCGCATGAAATTATTTATTGTTTTCTTAAAAGCTCCTTTTTTTAAATAATCTCCAATTCTATCTTCTTTAGTTGTTTTTTCATTAGTAGATGCATACCCCTTAAAAGTAACATCTAGATAATCAACTACTGAACCATTTTCATTTGTGACTTCTTTAAAAGATTTGGTGTCTCCGATAGGTGCTTGAGCGTTCCAGTTTCTGACGTATTTTGTTGGGCAATCAATTTCTTCCTGTAATACTTCTTCTTCAGGAATATTTATTTTTGCTCCTGTTTTATAAAACTCTCCAGATTCACTTTCATATAATAACTCAACCTCATCTGAATCAACTTGTATGCCAAAAGTTTTTTTGCCTTTGAGGTCGAAAGATATTACAGAACGCTTTTCTTCATCTTCTTTGTGGTAACTACTTTCCGATTCAGTTTCTCTTTCTAATTTAGAAACCTGACTTTTTGCCCACTTCTGCGCTCTCATTCTTGAACTTGCTGACAAATCACCACCCCACAGCAACCAAGCTACTTGACCAGCGGTCGGGTTTTCTTTTTCTCCCCTAAGATAAGCACTAGCGTCAGCAGAATTTAAATCATCTGCGTGCCTGAGAAACCATGCATTCATTCTTTTTACTTTTCCATCAGAAATAAAACCTCTAGCCATATCTCTAGCTTCGCTCTTAGTTCCGTCAGTTAGTCCACCACCTGCAAATTTAAGTAAGCTTAATCCTCTCTTTGCGTTTCTCTTGATATAAGATGGTACAGAATCTATTTTTTCAGCTTCAATGTAATCATCTTCATCCTTAGCGTCTATTTCATCTGATTTACCAAATTCAATTATATAAGAGTCTTCGGTCTCTTCGACATTCCGTACATGCTTAGTCTGCTCAATTGAAGACTTTAAGCTTTCAGACCTTTGCTTATAAACTTTTTTTTTAGAAGAATCAATTTCTTGGACTAATCTTTTAGCCCAAATAATTCCATTGGTTCCACCTACCGCATCATATAATACAGGTTCAATTGATTTGTATTTTTTGCCTGCGTGTTCTTTTTGTGATTCAAATTTAGCAATAGTCCTTAATTCATGAGAATTAAATTTTTCGCCAGATGCAAATTTTTCAGCTATTGCCCAAATAGATTCTTTGTTTCTTTCTGAATGCTCACCTTTCCAAACTAAAGCTTTTTTCGCATTTTCGACCGCTGTATCTGGATACTCTCCATAAGTTTTTTCAAGAAAGAATGATTTACTTTCCACCTTTCCGTCAATTATATCACTAATGACGTCTATCATGTTGTCTAGACCGATTTCTCCGACTACACCCCACTTTAGCATGTTAACTACTTGCTTTGCTAATGTAGGGGAAGTTTCTGATGCAATTAATGACAATCCATCACTTTTATGTAACTCAGCCCAGCGCTCTCTCCTGATGAGCCATTTATCTGTGGCTTCGCTTCTAATGCCTTTTGAGTATTCCACCCATGAATAAAAAGCATCATCAGAAATAGAACTTTCTCCAGATTCCCATATTTCGGGAAACTTTTTTCTTATTCCGTCAACCCAACCAATTGATGGAGTAGTAAATTTAGAGTGCCTTAAGTCTGGATTTTGCTTATCAAACTTAACATTTATAGTTTTTGAAATTTTTATACTCATAGCAGTAACTTTTTATTATTTTCTAATATCACAATTTAAGTCAAGTCAAGTCATCAGGGAATTCATCTTCTGTTATTTCTTTTGGATTAGAAAAATCAATATATCCAAAATTAAATTTGTCTGGTCTCAAACCTCGCCTGTGCGGGGCTGCCCAAAATCTCTCATACCCTTCATCTATTAATTTTTTTAAATCTTCGAATGACTCGTTTTTATTGTTATTTTTTTTTCTAATAGATTCGGGGAGTTGCGAATGACTCCTCATTTATTGAAAAAATCAATAACTTACAATACAAGTCAAATAAATTTCTTATTCTAATTCATCATCATCTATTTGAACTTCTTCGTAGTATTGCTTCTCTTTTAGCTTGTTCCAATTTATAGATTTATTTGTTATTTCATCAATTAAGTTTTTAGCCCATTTAATTCCTGAAGTTCCACCAAAAGCATCTAAATGAACTGCAAATTTGCTATCTTCATAAGATTTTGTTTTTTCCCTAATTAATCCAACTTTAGATGCAATTAATTTAACTTGCTCCAAGGACAAATCTTTACCATCTGCAATTCTCCTTGATATAGCCCACATTTTTAGCGTGCCACCAGTGAATCCAGATTTCTTATAAGCTAATGCTCGTTTTGCATTCTTTTTAGCCGATTTCTCATAACCTTTGTAAATTTCTTTAGTGGGGTCTATTATTACTACGCTTTTATTCTCGAAGTATACGCTGTCTGGGTCTCCTCCAAATCCTTTATCTTCTTCCTCCCTGTCTTCTTTAAGCTCTGGGTCATCAGGTAGCTGTATCTCGTTATCTTGCAACTCATTATCAAGTTCTTGGTCGCTTGGCAGTCTAAATCTCTCGGACATTAATATTGACTCAGCGCCTGCGATTTCAAGTGGTACTCTTGTGCTTTCAGTATAGTATCTGCCATGATTTTCATCATTAGATTCATCCATACCGCAAGCAACTCTATATTCGTTTAAAGTCATTGCGCCATATTTGACTAAAAGCTCATAATCTTTAGCTGCTTGCTCTACATCAATTAACCCAGAAAGTTTATAGCTTAAAGTCCAATCTTTATTGAAATTTCTAATAAAACCTGAATTGTGGTTTATTCTGCTGAATATTAGCTTCACCATTGGTAGGACAGTATGTCTCCTGAAGTTTATATATTCTTGACGAGCAGTTGCGTAATTCGATGCTTCTTTTATTCCAGCAACTGATAATGGAACTCCGTGCGCTAGGAAAATTTGCTCCGTATTTAGTTCTGATTGCTCAATAGTTTGTAGCTCTTTATTTGATAATCCTAGTTGGATATATGACCATTTTCCATTGAGCCATGCTGTTTTTCCTTGTGAGCCTGTACCTGTATATTCGGAAGCCCATTTTCTTTTAAACCTTTGAAAATCAACCTCATCTCCATCGTACTCTTCTCGCACAAGAACTCCTGATGGGAATGCTCCATTTTTGAAAAATGACTGCGAGTATGAATCATTATTCATGAATTTATTAAACAATGGCTCTGCTGCGCCAATGTCTCCAAGACCAAATATTGAATCATTTGCGTGTGGTCTTTTGAAATGAATTATTTCTTCTGGTTTAAAAACTATTTTCTTTCCATTTATATTGTATTCGTAATCAGCAATTTTACTTTTTTCATGCGCTCGAATCTTAATATGTTGAGGTAGTAATGGATATAAAGATTTCGGTCTTCCAAGACTATCCATTTCATCTTTTAACCAAAATGCATTACCTGTAGTTTTGAGGTGAAATGTTGTTAAGTATAAAATTTCCTCAAAAGTGTCGTAAGGATTTGGGTTTTCAATTAGACTATCTAATTCCTTATTTTCTATAACATTACCATTTTTTCCAATAACATCATATTGAGTTTGCAAGACTGTTGTAGAGGTTATATCACAAGCCTTAAAGCTAGCCCACACTTTTTCCGTTGCAGCCTTTAAGTAAGAATCATAATCAGCAAGCTCATGTAGTTGAAAACTAGTTAGCTTCTCAATGAAGCGCATTTCTTTCTCGCTGTAATTTGGCAGCGGAGCGGGTGCAGGAATGCCTGTATTTTTTGATTTTAAAAAAGGAATATAATCTAAGAATGCCATGACTAAATATTGTTACACTTGTTAGTGTTGGCCATATAAGAGATAAACTCAATATCAATTATGGGTGGCAAACATTCAATTTCCCAAAACCTTTTTTGTTTTTGTTTGTTATTTTTAGCAAATAAAATTTCAGCGTGAGATTCTGAATATGCCATGATTTCTACTAGGTGCATTTTCGAGAACAATCTAAATCCAAATAATTTAAAGCTTTTTCTGAAAGGTATAAAATAGATTCTACTACCCAACTTATCACTTGATTTAAGAAATTTAGATTTTGAATATTTTTTTAAGTATTCCAATTTTTGTCTCTTTACTTTTAATTTGTTTCATTAATTTCATTTTGTATTTCAGTAATAAAATTAATGATTCATCGGATTCAGTTTTATTTTTTACATTTTTTAATCTTCGAAGCTCTTCACTAATTTTAACAAAATTATCTTTAGCTTTCATTCTAATAAGGAAATATTAATATTCTTTCACCTTTGTTTACGTTCTTTTTTAACTTACTCTGACCTTTGTCGTGAACTACATCAGTACCAAACAAAGCTTTCAATCTTTCTGTATTACGTATCATTGATTCTTGAGTTCTGTACAATGCACAACCACCATCGCTTGTGAAATTTTGTTTAGTTTTAAATACATACCTTTGGTCTAGAACCGAAAATCTATTTTTAAATATATTCATACAGCAAATATAATAATCTTCCGCTTCATCAAAAGATAAATCGTATTTTAATCCATGACCCTCAAGGAAGCCCATGAAACTATTATTAATGTACTTAGTATGAACAATAGGCTTTCCTGATTCGTATTGCACAGGCTCTCTTGCGTTGGAGAACCCAAAATGATAACCTCCGCATTGCTTCGTTATACTTGCTAGGTTCTGAATTAATTCCCAAGAAAATTGAGGGTCTTTAATATTTGTGTCTGCTTTTTGTGATTCTGCAAATTGCCTGCGCACTTGATATATATCATCATCGACCATGAATACATTAGCCCACTTGTCTAGCATCCATTGCCTTGTTGCTGTTATGCCTTTTATAGAGTCAGGGCATCCATAAACTTCATTATTGGGTAAATGTTCTTTGTAATCATCGACCTCTTTTTCGGGCACAACAAATTTAACATTTGCTATTAGTTCTTGAACTATAGTTTTTCCTGCTCTTCCCATGCTTGGACTTACCACATCTACTATGTAATCACCCATTTTCTTTTAACCCTTTCTCTATTAAGACAAAATCGAAACCACTTGGGTAGTTTTCTATTATTTCCTTCGCTCTCACTCTTATGCTCTTAGGAACGCGCGGTGTAAGCTTTGGTTCGGTTAAATCAATAAGCAGTCTTCTGCCTTGCTCAATAGCATTAACTCTTTCGTCTTCGCTTGTCATCTATTATCTCCACTGCCTTTAATGACACCGCGCTTTTTTCTATCTTTCAGCTTTTCTATATTTTTTTTGGCAATTGTTGACAATTTCATATCTAGATTGTCGGCAAGCGCAGACAGATACCAAAGAACATCTCCCAATTCTTTTCCAATTTGCTGACGCTTTACTTCCGACAATTTTCCCTTATCGTCACGAAATACTTTTTTAACTTTTTCTGCTACTTCACCAGCTTCTCCACATAAACCTAAAGCTGGGTAAATTAATTTTGACTCTTCTGGGTAAATGGCAGTTTTCGTTGCCTCTTTTTGATATGTATCAATTCTCATCGGGAATATCTTGTTCAGTAATTTCTTTATTATTATCATCTTCTACTGGGGGTTTATTTTCATTTAACACAATTTCTTGAAATTGTTCCGCTGTAATAACAAAGGATGGAGCAACGGCATTACTCTTGTAGTCAATTCTTGATTTAGTAAGACCTAGAAAATTTTTCATCCAATGAACATCTAGCTCATTATTGCAAAAAATCATAAACGTAGAATAGCGCTCGTTATACTTTGGAACAATTGGGTATTTTTTTTCATTAACTTCGTTTGAAATACTTTCAGCGGTATCACTTATATCTTCAATTTCACTCCATTGTTGCGATAATTCTTTTTCAGCAAAACCCCAATCTATAAGGCTGTCTTCAGAAAAATTATCTTTCAGTGCTGCAAAATCCCAATCTCCTTGATTTTTATTTAATCGAACATTTAATTCTTTTTCCTCATCTAATGTTAAGCTAACAAAAACAGCAGGAATTTTTTCATAGCCTAAGTCTTTTGCTACCTTAACTCTTTGGTGACCACCTACTAAAATATTTTCTCGTTCTGGGTGTTTATTTACTATCACTGGGTCTACAAATCCAAATTTATTTAATGAGTCTTTTATGTCCTCAAATTTCTTTTGTGATAAAGCTCTAGGGTTATACTCCGCAGGTTGCACACTATCTATCGCTACTTGGTAAACTTTTAGCTCTTCGTTTTTATCTAATTTTTCAGTCATAATATTTAATTTAAAAATTCTATAAAATTTAATATGGCAGCGCCACCTTCTTTTATTTGTTTTGGCATATCTATTGGAACACTTTTTCTCCCCATCGCAATACTTTTCCTAATATCATCTAATGTAACCCAATAAAAACCACTTTCATTCTGCCAAATAATTCCAACTTTTGCTCCCGATTTTTCCCATTTATATAAATCATCTAATTGCTTTGGCCTTAATCCTCCTGCGCCTATGCCTAGACTTTTTTTATGATTTGATTTTGCCTCAATACATACAAATTGTCCGCATGGAAGGCATCCAACAAAATCTGGAAATGGATTTGGTAACAAAGTTGTTATTTTCCCCCACTTTGCATTTATTGTTCTTGTAGGCGGGTCTACTTTTAATAAATACAAAAGTCCTTTCGAGTGGTAGAGTTCAGATTGATGCTCTATAAGGTTCTCTAAGGCTTTTCCTGTGTTTTTCTTTTTCACTAGAAGTAATAAGATACATCTATATCAAAGCAGGGGTTCTTGGTGTCTGGTCTTTCTCTTATTTCGGGGTAAACTTCCCTGAGTAATGGATATACTTTTCTTGAAAGCTCATCCCTATTTGTGCTTTGAAATCCACCTTTGTTTTTAAATGTTATACAAGATTCATATATTCGTCCGTATGTTTTTGTACTAAAACCTTTAGTCACGCATTCTAAGGCTAGGCTTAAATCCACAAAAATATCAGCGCAATCAGGGACTTTAAATAACTCTGTCCTAGAAATACTATTAGAGTAAAAGGGTTTATTTTTCTTATATAACCACAATTCATTATTCGGATTTCTCATATATCCAGCCGCCTTGGTTATTGTTACCCCTCCAATGCTTTTATCTATTTCCATTTCAGAAACAATTTCATCGAGCGCATCCTCAAGTGTTTCCGCACTCCTCTTCTTGCTGGTTTTTTTCTTCAAAAACCACATGTCATCGTCACACTTCATGACATATTTGAAATTATTTTCTTGTGCGTATTTCCTTATATGACCTATTTGCCCTTTTAAACCGCAATTGTTTTCCGTAAAAACAATATTACTCATCGGCATAGTTTGTGAGTAGTATATTTTTTCCCTAGGTTCACAAAACAATTTATATTCATATCTTTCTAGCTGCTTAAGCCAAAACCCAGCATGTTTTTCTATGTCATATGCCCTGCCTAGGGATGGTACGGCTATCAAAAGTTTATCATTCATATTTATTTAAAGGAATTATCTATGGAACACTTTATGTAATACATAATTAGTATCCAAGTGGAAAAAAGAAGTCCATCTAAATAACTCAAATTATTCCATACTTGCAAAAAATCACTCATATCAACCATCCTTTCTCTCTGCTCTCAATTGGGTTTTTATGAATCCAGTCATGGCAAGTTCTACATACTGCCATAAATGTTGCTTTATTTGTTAGGTTTCTTTCCATTTCTCCATGTTGGTTTATGGATGAACCTTTCCTGCCTGCTTTATGATGTAAGTCTAGATTTTCTATACCAAGATGTTTTCCACACGCTTCGCAACAATGCTTAACTCCATTTAATCTATCAAACTCCATGTATTCTTTTTTTGCTTTTGAGTATGATGCTCTCTTTTCTTTTGCAGACTTGCTTGAGCTTTGCCGTTTCAAAGGTGTTCTTTTCATTGGCTTTTGACTCCGCTTCATTGGAGTCTTTCTTTTTAATGGCTTACGTTTCATTACATTTAATATCTTCTGTTGTTTCTATCCATACTTTAGCTCCACAACTCAATGGCTTATCTGGACTATATACTACTTTTGTATGTTTATTAATAATAACTTCACTGCAATATTGATTACTCTTGTAAGTCTTGCAGGAAATCGGGTGATTCCTTTCTCCGCTTTTAGAATTTTTTCTAATTACGTGTTGATTAATATGTATTACTTTTTTCACTTAGTATTATCCGAAATTGCCTTAATTGTAATTTCATAAAACAATTGTCTAGCTACTCTAATATGCTTGCATCTTGCTTTCTCGGAATCATGTTTAAGTAAGCCTTGCTTAATCATTGGAGCTACCCTGTACTGATAATGCTGACAGCTACATTCCCCATTTAAATCGTTTGCTTCTAAGTCTACAAGATGAACGCATCCTTCTTGTCGCTTGGATTCAAATAAATATCTAGTGGCTGATTCTGCTACGACATTTTCCCTTAAATAAGCAATCTCTTCCTCATACATATGATAGCTCTATGGTTCCACCATTACACTTACCTATAGCGGAAACCAATAAAGATACATCATCCCTCAACTGGGAGTTAAAATCCTCCAGTAATTCGCATTCGAAAAAAGTTATTCCACCCATAGTTGAGTGAGATATTTTTGCATCCACATACAAAGCTACCAAATCTTCGGCTAACTCGACATATTCGTCACCGCTCCAATTTGGGTTTCTTTCAAATTTTTCCAATTTTGAACGTGCGCCGTCAGGTGAATCCAAGAATACTCTTACTTTTTTAAGTTTGTAATCTACTGGGTCTGTGACCTTAACTCCTTCAAATAAGTTCTTAATTGCGTTTATATTAGCTCCTCTTGCTCCGACTACCTTTGCTTGGTCTTGGGAGTCAACAAGGATAGAGTATGAAACGCTATGGTTAAGCTCGGCCATGCCAATTTCTATGTTGTCTTTTTTCTTACACAATCCCGTAATAACTCTGTTTATTATTTTTTTAAGTTCTTCTGGTTTCATTAGTATATGTCCTCTTCATCTTCATATGATTCTTTTATTTCTATTTTTTGATTTATTTTTGGTTTTGGAATTTTTGGTTCAACAAATATTTCTTTCTGCCCATGTTCTTGATGATATTGCCTAGTGTTTAAGTTGTAAAACAATTTCAATTTTGGTTCTTCTCCTTTATCACCACGTTGCTTTTCCACGCTAAAAACCGCATCATGCACTGAACGCATAACTTCTACTTCTTTTATTTTGTCTTGCGGGTTCTTGCTTTGCTTTAAGGTGTTTATAGTCTCTTCTTTGTTTTTATTTCTCCATATTGATAGTACATTGTGAGCATTGTCTGTTATTTCGCTTATTCCTTTTACATCCATTTTCCCTGCTCGCTCCCCTTCTCCGTCCTTCTTTCTGGAGTGTGCGACTAAAAAAACATGCACATCAAACTTATCAACAAACTCGGTTAGCATGTCCATAGTTTTTTTCTGCGCGTTATAGTCGTCAAATCGCAATCCGCATTTCATTAAGCTGTCTATTATGAAAAATTGAACATTATATCTCCTATGGGCATATTTAAATGATTTAAGCATTTCCTCAACTTCAACTCCTCCATGATGGTCATAGAACCAAAAACCTTCACTGAGCCACTTAAGGGATTCTTCAAGATGCGATGGGTCTTTAGGGCTATCAGCGCCTACTGACTGCCTTACTAAGGCTCTTATGGTCTCCTCAGGTCTTATTTCTAGCGAAGCTATGCATGTAGATTTACCTAACGCTCTTAAATTAATGACAACCCAATTTAGAAACATACTTTTACCACTGCCATTAAATCCTGTCAGTACAGTAAGCTCATTCATTCTCCAATGAAAAGGAATACTCCAAGGCGTAGGTATTCCTAGCTGCACCTCTTCATCACCGAAGAATTTTTCCTGCATTCGCTCACCGAATTCTGATACATTTTTTAATTTTTCTGGCTCAACAAAGGATGCATTATTTATAGCCTCAACGATTGCTTCTTTGCCTATTTTCTGAAGCTCTTCATTAGCATCTTTATTTTTCAAGTTAACTATCGCGCATCTTTCTATGCCAAGCCTTTTAGCGATTGACTGCAATGCTTTTTGACCTGCTTCATCCATATCCATTGATAGGTAAATTACTTCAAACCTTTCTAGGAAATCCCAATCATTAGCAATCCACTCAGAGTTTGGGTCTGTACCTCTGTCATTTTCCCATTTGGCTCCAAATGGAACTGATAAAGCTGGTATTCCGCATTCGTAGTAACTCATGGCGTCTATTTCACCTTCAGTTATAACAATAGTTGATACATCATCTCCTATTGATTGCTTACCAAATAATGTTTTTTTACTATTACTTGAACACCTGACCTTTTTCTTTCCGTCTTTTCGTTCAAGCGCCAAATACTTAATCATTTCCATTTCTCCTGATGAGCTTATGTAGGGAAATACAATTTCTGTTCCATATTCGTTTGAACTCACCTTAAAATCACTACAAGTGTCTTTAGATATTCCACGTGAAACTAGGTATGATTCACATGCATCGGAAAGTTCTTCTTTAGGTTTTTCTGGAATTGTATACTCAACTTTTGGAGAAGGGCTTGATATGGATTTTTCCTCTTTGACCCCCAAAAACTCCTTTGCTTCATTAAAAGCTTCAAGAAAGTTTAGCTTCCTACTTTGTATCCATAATTCTAATAAATTATTACCCTTAATTCCTGCATTAAAATCAGCCCAAACTCCTGACTTTGAACCCGAAACACAAATCTGTAGTGTTCTTCCACTCTCTCCGTCAATTGAGCCAACTAACCATTCTTTTCCTTTAAGTTTACCATTCGGAAATAGATGCTGGCATACGCTTTCAGATTGATTCGCTAATTCTCTTTTTAATTCTTCTGCGTTCATTTTATTTCCTATCTAAATATTTATCAGTTGAAGTGTATTCATCTACACCAATTTTTTCGTATCTACTTGTTCCGTCACTTAATATTTCAGACAAGTCAATTTCCATCGTACCCTTACCGACCACTATAGCAGTAATGGTGTTTGATTGAGTAAGTGTGAACTTCATACGCTCATCACTATAATCTCCGTTAAGTATTTTTTCACATCTCCATTCACCACTTGATGTCTTGCTAAAAATCCAAGACCAATTTGGGTCTGGTGATGGGAATATCCCACTAAACTTATTTAGCCCCATAAGGTAGCTAGACTCTTTCAGCTTTTCACACAATAAGTTGAATACCTCAACGCTTTTCCCATTTCTTCTCCAAAAAGATTTAATATTTCTATCAGTTACGCCTTTTGGATTGGTTCTATATTTTTTATTTGGTCGATGATTTAAAAATATGGCCATAACTTGTGGCCAAGGAAAATCATTTTTCCTTTTTGGTTTGGCGATAGCATTCATTGTAAATAATTCATTATTTACTACTTCTTCATTCTTACTATATTCATTCTTACTAATAGTCGGATTTTCCGTATACGGGTTTTCCGTATGCGGTTTATCAGAATCATATGATTCTAGTAATAAATTCTCTAAATCTAAAAAGTGCGGGTTATCGGCAACGGAGTATTCGACTCCACTTATTTTACCATCTGCATCTCTGCTTTCCATTCTAAGGCAGTAACCAGCTTTTATTAATGCATTTAAACTTGCATAAATAGAATCTTTACCATCCGCTCCTCGATTGATTACATCATTAATTTGAAGCTTCCAACCTTCGGGCTTACTCAATAAATAGCATAGCAATCCTTTATCTTTCCATTTTAACCTATTGTCACTCAACAACAATAAAGGTATGCGCGCAAAAGCGTCTTTTGTTTTATTTTTTATTATTATCATAATTTTATTTTATTAAATATATAATTCTCTTACTTTTTAGTTTTTGTCAATACAATTATTTTTCCCTTTCTCTAATTTTCTGGTCATATTCTCCATGAGGTTCATTTTTATATTCATCCCAATGTCCTAGTGGGCATTTTTCTGTAGCCATAGAGCATTTAAGCCATAACACGCAACCGCAATGTGGGCATCTACCTTTATCGGTACACCTTTCGCATCTATTTCTGCGTGAAAGATATATAAGTTTTGGCACTGGCGGAAATCCTTCTTTTGCAGAGCGTAGCATTGCGCTACCAAAATCTCTTATCATTTTTCCCAAACTAGGCATAATTCATTTCTCCATCATCTTCATTTTCATTTTCATCTTCATCTTCAATTTCAAATATCATTTCATTAGATTTTTCAAGAAAATCTTTTTTAACTTCTTCTAGAACACCGATTACTGCGTGATAAGGAATATCAAATTCACTTTCAAAATAATCTATAATACTTTCTAATCTGAATTGAAAAGTATCAATTTGTTCATCTAACCTCACTTCTATTTTGCCCTAAAGCAATCTATTACAGGATTGCAAATATCAGTTTTTTTTCCGTCTATAACTTTAGATGACTTAAAAGCTCCAATTCTTAACCAAACTGCGCCTGTGGGTTTTGGCGGGCCACCTCGTTCAATATGCCATCCTCCATAACCATCAACATACTCTTCTTTGTATGAAGGAACTTTTAAATGAAGTTGTTCATCATGGTAAACTTTACCATTTCCTGAGAGCCTGAGCCTAGGTATAGGAAATTGCCATTCATTATGAGTATGACCCGTTGCAACAATGTGAGCGTCTGGAAGGTATACTGACTGACGATTGGTTTGAATTACACCTTTAGTCACTGGCGCATCTCCACCATAGCCATGATGATACCATAAATTTATACTCATAGCTTGTCCGTAAAGCAATATTTGAAATTTAACCCAACCACTAAATCCACCAACTTTTATTTTTGAACCAGTCCTGTCGTTAAGCATGGTAACTAATCTTTCCGTAAGATTTGTTTCATGCCTTTTCGATATTGCAGTTTCGTGGTTGCCTGGGGCTATTATTGCAAAAAGGTCAGCGTATGGGCCATAAAAATCTGCAGCAGTTGATACAAGTTTATCTAGATAATCTCCAGTTTGATGTTCAGGCTTTAGGTCTCTCTTGTCAGACCTTGGGTCATACTTACCTTGCATAGCACAAAATAAATCTCCACCATCAATAATAATTGCATTCTTTTCTCGCGCCTGCTCAAGATGTCTTTTTTCCATTACATTGTCAGACTTTGGGTTATCGTGATGTCTATCAAAGCTTAACAAAACCCAAAATGCATCTTTTTCTTTTGTGCTTTTTAGGGCATGTTTAATGAAATGAACATTACGACTTTTTTCAATTATTTCAGTCGTACCAGCGGGAATTTTTTTCACAGGCATAGTACAACTTATTATTTCAAGTCCTATTATGTCAATAAGTAGATAAAATCAAAAATTGAACGTCATTTTAAAATTAAAGTCTATTTGATTGTTTGTGTAGGTTAAAAAGGGGAAGGGAGATTTACTCCCTTTCCCTTGAGTTTAAAATGGTGTGGGGCGGGAATACTGTATACCCGCAACTTTCGGCACAAACAGCAGTTCGTGTTCCTACTTGCACTCGCACTTAGTTGGTAATCCAAGGATTAATCCGTTCGGACCCTTCCTTCCCCACCACAGGGAAGTGCGATACTTTATGGCGCTTGTGAGGCCATTATTCAGTCACCCACAGGAAGGATTATAAGCCCTTCCAAAATGTTTAAAATATTTTTATGTTTATTTCATGTTAATTCTTTCTTACTGAAACTCTCACTTCAGTTCCTCTATCTAAATTTAATTCTGTCACAATTTGTGCAATAGAAGAAAATGCATCTTCTAGTGCTTGGACAGGGTTATTACTCTCAAAAGTACGACCAGAAAGCAAGCAATTTTCTTCACTTGATGAAATATAATTTTGGTTTTGTTTTTTATATAAACCCCATTCTATTGTAGTTTTAGATATACCGCTAATTGGCTTAGTTGATGTAGTTGTTTTTTTTGTTTTTCTTTTTTCTGCAATCATTTTTTTATATTTCTATTTTATATTTATTTCTTATTTTATTTTTCATTTTATACAGCATTTGGCTTAACAAATGTAGTTTTATCTTCGGTTGTTTTGATATAACCTCTTACCATTCTCGTTTTATAATATCTACTATCGTTCATTTTTTCCGCTCTCTCCATGTTTAGAGAAATATTGTTTTCAAGACACTCTTTAGCAATTTGACCAACTCTCTCTCTTGAGCAATTTACATTTTTGGAAATTTGGTAGTAATTCAATGAGGTTTCTTGCAAGTAATATAATACTTTGTATAAGACTCTGGAATTAAGGTGCTTGCTTGCATAAGAACGTAAGTTCTTAAACTTCTTTTGCTTTGCCTTTCTTTGGTTCTTGGCAATTTCATATCCAACCTCACCAAATATTTCCATTATAACTCTTCGCATTACCGCAGATGATGTTTCGTATTCTTGTGCTAATGTAGATATACTTACGCTATCTTCACAGAAAACTTTCTGTAATGATTCTTTATCGTCATCATTAAGGTGATTAATTAATTCTTTGTATCCAATTTTTTTATTCATAATTTATTTTGTTAAAAGTTCGCCTAATTCATGGATTTTAGCTTGAACGGCAGGGTTGATTTCTTCATCGCATAACTGCCTACTTCTCCATCCAGCTTCATCCGCTATTACCTCCATGAGGACGGCAACTATTTGAGAGCATGTATTCTTAGAGGGTGAATGTGATAGATTTTCACTAAAGTCCTCTGGGGTTACCATAGGCTGCTTAAAATACTCTTCTATCTGCGTACATATTATCCTTTTGAATTTTTTAAAGTTCCCCTCAAGTGTAGACCTTGTCACGTCGACAATTAAGTCATTCCTGTCGTAATTATATTGTGATTTATTAAACACATCTTTAAATATTTCATTTTTTTGCTTATGTGAAAGTTGGCTAGGCTCTACCTGTCCACCAAGACAATTCAAGCAAAACCATTCAAGGAATTTCTCCATGTAATAGCTAGTCCACAATGAGGAAGTTCTGCTATCTAGGTACTTTAACGCTTCATCTATTGTATTCTTAATCTCATCTTTCAGCATTGATTTATTTGTAATCTTAGGGGCAGAATCTAGTTTTATTCTATCCCTAAGGGTTAGTAGCTTTAAAAAATTTTCGTGTTTCATTTTATTTATTATCTTCGTTAACTTTATAAGGAAGTACCCAAACAATCTTCTTTTGGGTTCTGCCTTTACCATGCCATCTAATTCCGTGATACCCTAAGCGCCAATGGAACTTAAGTTTTTTGCCATTTTTGTTTTCTGATTTTCTTTCTTGCTGGTCAATGTAGCCTGAGTATTGTTTGCCTAAAAAATTAGGAGTCCACATAGGCGATTTACCAAACCTTCTGCCTTTTACTATACCGCATTTCGTTTCAGTTGCAGTCCACTCCGTTTTCCTAGAAGCCATATAAACCACAAGTTTTATTGCATTCAGAGCTATATCCTGCATCATTGTGGTCTCATCCTCAATTAGTGAGCCATCAGGAAGTCTGCCCATAAGAGTATACTCATCAGGGCTTTGCTTGAATTGGTCTTCCGTAGTGATATTCCCATCTATATCTTCGTAGGTGTAAATATTCTTGTAAATCTTAAGGGTTTCCATGAAGTCTCCATTGATTGGGTAACTCATAGTGCATACACTTCCATCTGAAAGTGGAACTACCATGCCAATAGATTCTATTACCTTAAGTCCATTGCCATAAATTGGTTCATATTTTTTTATGGCTTTATCGTAATCACTTTGGCTAAATTCTGACGCATCTAAAATTGCTGAAAAATCATCCGAAAGCTCGCTATCATAAAGTCTATAATCATCTGAGTTTTTACCCTCTTTACTTGCTCTCATTTGAAACTCTAGTGTCTGTATATCAAATGTTCTTGCAACATAAACGCCCTGAGCGTACACCATCTTTTGGTTGTAAGTTCCTGCTAAATAATGCCTCTTGGGGAATGTGAAAAGCATGGAGTTTAGTGGCCACTTAACGTCTTCAAGCGATAAACCTTTTTTGATTTGAGTCATTTGAATCATCTTAAGTAAATCAGGCTCAACAAAAAATGTGGGGAAATTATATTTCTTGCGCTCTGAATGAACTTTACTGCATACCTCTTTGTTATGACTAGCCTTATCACTAGCTAATACACCAAATAAAGTGGTTGAGCATTCCATAGGGCAGTAATGAGTTTTTGTAGACTTGTAAATTTTTGGGAAAAACTCATTTCTAATTCTCTCAATCTTCATTAATTTTTTAGTAACATGAGAAATTGACTTTGGATTTTTTATCTCAATTTCTTTTTTGTATCCAGATTCAATATCACTTAATTTTCCGTTACTTCTAATTATTTTATATTCGTCATTCATTTTATTTAATTGTTTATACAGGAAAATTACCCCAACAAATTGTTGACGTCAAATCTTTTTTTATTTTTTCCAAAAAAAGGGAACTAGTCTACCCCAAAACTAGCTCCCTATGCGAAAGTTATAAGCTTTCGTGAAAATGTTCTATCTTACTTACTTTTTCTATTTTTTCGTTCTTAATGAAATTTGAAATTTCTCCTTGTTGCAAGTCAACTGAAAAAGGATTTGGGCTTTCAATAAGTTTTGACCATGAGAAAACTATATTATGCTTTGCTCTAGTGCAGGCTACATACATTAAGTTACGCTCATCTTCCATTGGTGCGCTAGCAAGTGGGAGTATGCCTTCATTGCAGAAAGGAATAAATACATTGTTCCACTCCATTGATTTTGATGAATGTATTGTACCTACATATATTGCATCTTCATCTTTGCCTACTTGAGTCATTGCTGATTTAATTGCTAAACTTAATTCCTTAGGGTCTTCAATATAGTCAATGCTTTCAATTATTGGATTTAATAACATTATTGTTTCCATTGATAATCCATTTGCTGAAAGGAAAGAGGATAGTGGTTGGTCAGGTGAATGATTTACATTGAAGATGCCTGAGTTCAATTGTTCTAAATAAAAACCATCAGGTTTGTTGGGGTGAAGCCTACGTAAGTATAGTTCGGCTGCGGTTCTGCTATTTGGGTTTGATTTGAGATTTATCAAATAATCTATTTTCCAAAAATCGCTCCTATCTATTAAGCTTTTAGTTTCCTGCACATTAATACCTCTACTCTTTAGGTACTCTTTGACTTTTTTAGCATAAAAATTAGTCCTACACAATATTGCGGAATCTTTTTGCCATTCTGGACGCAATAGAAAATTAGTAATAAAATGCAACTCATCCGTACTATCTTCCATTTCGCAAATATACACAGAATTATCATCAAATTCGAAGAATGCATTCATTGGCTTTTCATCCTTGTGAATATTATTCGCAATTGAGCATATTTTTTCAGATGACCTGTAATTATCAGTTAAATAATGAACACTAAAATCAGATTTAGCGTATTTATTTAGGTTTTCTTTATTTCCACCTCGGAATCCATATATAGCTTGCCTAGGGTCACCTACATAAAATCTACTATCAACATTAAGTGACTCGTAAATCGCAATGTCTATATCTGCTGAATCTTGGAATTCATCTACAAGTAAGTGTTTGATTTCACCACACATTAGATATTCTCTGACGAAAGATAATCCATACTCAAGTATTCCGTCATAATCAACACAGCCCATAGAGCGTAAGTGCATTGAATATTGCTGTGCGAGTTGTGATTCTGCTCTTGAGAACTCATGTCCATCTTGTACTTTCCACCAATTCCTTCTTAGCTCTAAAAGCTTTTTAGTACTTTTGGTTTTGAAATTTAGTTTGCCTGCGTACTTTTTTAATACATTAGCTACCTCTTCTTCTGGAAATAGGACAAGCTCATTATTATTCTTAACTAAAATTGAAAACATATATGAATGAAGAGTGCCTATGAATCCTATATCCTTATTTGTTCTTTCTCTTATAGTTTTAGCAGCTGAAGTTGTGAATGTGATGCAACAGATACTCTTAGGGTCTACGCCTAGCGAAACTAAATGGTTTATCTTAGCGCAAAGCGTTCTAGTTTTACCACTACCAGCGCCTGCAATTACGCAGATATTATTGGATTCATCCTCTACCGCTTGTTGCTGTTGCTTACTTAGATTCATCTTTACATGTAGTTATTATATTGTGAGATGTTGAAATTGGTGAGACTACATCTACACCTATGAATTGATTCATAAATCCATCTTTGATTAATTCTTGGATTGTTAGAAATGACATCCTCTTTCTATGTTCATCGAATCGACCAAGTTCATCTATTACCGCTAATTTATATTCACTATTCATTGCTAGTGCGATAGTAAGTGCGCAACGAAGTATAGCCATTTCAGAACCTGAAAAAGTTTCATAAGAAACAAATATTCCTTTCTCGTAATATCCTAAATCTCCATCTTGCACTGAATATGGTGTTAACCCTATGCCTGTGGCAAATTTATTCATTGAAACCAATAACTTATTAAGTGTAGAATAACTTAAATTTTCAGCGAACTGTAAAAGTGCTTTTTGCAGAAGCTTTACATACTTTAACTCTAGCTCAACCTTACTTGCTTCATCTCTGACTTGAGTTATTTTTTCAATTTCAATCGCATTCCTAGATGACTTCCTTAAAAGTTGATTGACCCTAGTTAATTCTCCTTCAATAGCATCAAGCTCTTTTTGGTATATATCTTTGTAATCTAGCTTCTGAAGTTTATCTCTTTCTTCTCTTAATAACTTCTCTATGTATGCCGTTGCTGTTCCGTCATCTTTATCTGACTTCATTTCAGTTAATTGCTTAAGCTCTGACTCTAGTGGCCATATTGCTTGATTGTGGGCTTTCTCGGCATCCATGAAGTTGGACATTAAATCTTCTTTTGTCTTTCTGTTTTCTTCCGCCTCAAAGTCGCTTATCTCCCAAACGGCAGTAGCCACATCTTCTAAGTTCTTGGCAATTTCAACTCTTGCCATGTAAGTTCCGTCAGGCAACTCCTTAAGTACTTTATCTAAACTTTCGTTTTTAAATGAACTAGAAACTTCCTCTGATTCTTTTATTTTCTTATCAATCTTCGCAAGGTTAGTCTCATAAAGAGATTTATATTTATTAAATGAAGAATTTAACTCTGAAATTTCTTCTGATATTTTATTTATTCTTTCAAAAGAAGGTGCTTCGGTTTTCTTCTTTTTGGCTTCAGATAAATCTTGCTGTAAATCCAGTATCTTATTCTGAATGTCTTTTTTTGCGTAAATCTTATCTTCTAAGTTTTTTCTTTTCTCATTAAGTTGGGATAATTGAGATTCGTAGAAGGATTCATTTTGAATCATTATCTGTGATGGACTGGAAACTTGCGCAAGTCCCTCAAGAGTTTTATCCATTCGCTTGCTAGCAGAACTTGCCTGAGACACAATTTCCTTAAAGAAATCAATGGTTTGGGATAATGCGTCATTAGTCATTGGGGTTTGTGAAAAAATATCAGAAATTTTCTCCTTCACGCTATTTATAACTTCTGACTCCAATGTAGTGCCTGAGTTTGGTTCGCACTCCAAGGCGTGGTTTAGTTTAGTTAATACATCATTCGGGTCGGAATTGCCAAGGATTGAAAATATAGTATCTCTTTTATTGGCTTTTGTTGACTCGAAGAATAAAGATGGGTCGAGCTGTATTTTTGCGGTATCAGAAATATTTAATGGCTGCCAATCTTTCTTAACTGAATTTCCTGATAACTCTAAGCTAAAACTGCAAAATTCTCCAGTATCCATAACAACTTGACAGGACATATCATTGCCACTAGCTAGTGAAAATAAGCTCCTTGCGCTCTTCCCTAACTTTGGGTGGTATCCAATAAAGCATAGCCTTATTGCGTCTAAAATTGCTGTCTTACCCGATGCATTTTCTCCTACTATTACATTACTTTCAGTAAGCGTAAATTCTCCAGTTACACCCTTAAGGTTTTTTAATTTTATTTTTTTTATTCTCATTTTAATTATTGGTAAAAAAACCGCACACCCCGAAGGGTGTACGGCATGCTGTGATGAATGGAGAGTGGATTAAAATTCCTCAGTGTCAATCTCTCCTTCATTTGTACCTTCAACTTCAGACTCACCCTCCGATGATGTAGGCACTAATTCTTCGTTTGTGTTTGTTTCAGTCAAAGCGTCTACTGATAGCTTAAATTCTTCAAATAACGCAGGAATATTTTTTTCTTTTTCTTGCTCAATATTTTTCACAAGGACACTTTCTAAATCCTTTTCTGCTTCAAACTTGTAGTCAATTAAAGTACTACCTAGCGTTGATTCTGAAGATACACGTAATGTGTATCCTTTATATTCTTCTGTTGCTTCCACTATCATAAATTATTCCTCCAATGAGCCTTTAGGCATGTTACTAATTAAACCTCTTTTATCAGCATTAATAAAAAGAGAAGATGTTATTGCTTGAAAATGCTCACGTGACATTTCAGTGTCGTGCCTTCCTTCAAATTGTTGCTTTACATACATCGCGGCATCTAAGCAAACTAGCATCATGTTGGCAGATTGAGCCACATTTTGGCGCACCGCATCTACTACACTTTCCTTTTCCTCAAACTTATCAAAGCTATCGGATTGAGAAGACGTATCCGATACAGATGTTGCTGATTTTTCGGTTGAAATTCCACCTTTATCTATAATGGCTGAACCTTCATCTTCATCACCGAATGAAACTTCCGCATATTCGTAGATAAAAAGTTCTTTCTTAGTTTTCTCCTGCCATGTGCTAATCTTTAGCTTTAGTCCAGAATAATGACCCTTCTTTGTCTTTTTTGCTTTTGCATAAATCTCAGTGCCTTCAATGTCGGCAGGATTGTATGCATTTCTTCCAGAAAAAACTATCCTCATGTCATTAGTTCCGTCAGTCACTAATGCAGGCTGTATCCTCCACGGACCATGCTCTCCCTCACCCTCTTTTGCTTCGTATACCTTTTTAATTTTCCCCCTAAAGGACTCAGGTACGAACTCTTCTGATGAATCTACTAATTCGTTGATTGTACTTACTTTCATTTATTTAATCTCCATTTTATGTTTTATTATTAATGCTGATTATCATCAGCTTGTTTTTATTATTTGTCAATACTTTTTATATAATAAATATAGAAAAAATCCAAAAATAATTATTAGGTTAATTAGTGCTAGCACGCTCATTGTAGTCTGTCATTTGCTCATGATAAACTTTCTTATTTTTCCAAATTGAGTACAACCTATAGGGTATAAAAAAAGCGCGAACAATTAAGAACAGCAAATCGAACGCAAATAGAAGGGCGTGGGCTAGAAATTTAGATAGTAAGTCTGTCATTTTATAATGTTTTTATTTCCATATACAATTTTATCGATGTTTTCAATGGGTCTTGAATAGCTAGTTTTTGAGGTGCATGAACAAAAGCTTAAGCACATAACCACAACAATTATGGAAATCATAACAAAAGATTCAAATATATCTGATTTACCCATTTTTCATCATGTTTGAATAGAATTCATTTTGCTGTTTGATTCCATCCTGAAATCCTCTTGCGTATTCATCATTTCTGTTTGACCAAGGTTTATCATGAATACATGAGGGTAGTAAATCATCAATTTTCACTAAGACTAATTGCGCGCGCATTCCATCACCTCCGTTTTTCACTTCTGCTTTCTTCTCACGTATTAATGAACGTAGTAATTCTTTAAGCTCTTCAGTTTTCCAAATTAGAATTAAATCTGTGTTATTTGGGTCGTCTTGATTTGTCAAGACGGATACCCACCAAGTAGCTTTTGATGCTGCAATTCCAGATGGCTTGCCATTACATTGAAATTCAAATGCAAGGTTTCCGCTATTCCACCACATCCTATCAGCCTTAACCTCAAGAGAGCCATTATTTTCAAATATATTACATATTCTACGCTCCCAAATCTGACCAAAGTCTAAATCTATGTCAAAATTATGCTTTGGCTTGGTTTGTGGCATCAGGAATTCTTATTGTGGTTATTCTAGCAAGGCTATTTTTGTCGAAAAGTTTAAGTACTGGAATGCGCTTGAGTGCTTTCTCCATTGACCATTCAAAGAGTTCACCATTAGCCATTTCAACAATCCAATATCCATTTTGTTGAGTTACGATATTATTTTTCATGTTTATTACAGCATTTTTCCTGATTAAAAGGGCATGGACCATGACCAAACTCAGGGCAACTATCACACATACGTGATGAGCAACCTGAGAGTACATGACATGCAAGTACGACAAAAAAGACAGCAAATAAAATTGCTCCCCAACTATATTCATTTTTTTCCATTTTTTATTCTCTCCATTTCCTGTTCATTAAACTCTTTTTTTTCAAGAAGCATTTTTATTACGATGCCCGAAATACTTTCTTTTCGTTCGGCGCTCATTTCCCTCAATCTTTCCTTCATCCAATATGGTAGAGCTACGCTCAATTGATTTCCTTGTATACCTGAATGCGTCAGTTTTTCACCTAAGTAATAGGCTTTATTTTTATATTTGTTTTTGAGGGTCATTTTATAAGTCTATAATAATATTAGCGAGCCTGCTCGCAACGATTTTATTTTTTGTCAAGACCCCTTATGTTTTGGGGGTCTTTCCTTGTTGTATAGTGGAAATCCAGTTAACAAGACCATGAAGAGAAGAGATTACTTCTGTATGGCATGAATCTTTTTCTATGATTTTATCTGCTAGTTCATTTAGATTGTTGGCAACAAGCCTACGCCATTCAATATCGGAGAATGGAAGACCATTATATACAGCCCAAGCACTTTGCATTTGTTTGTATTGGTCGGCAATGGGTGCTTTATCGTCAACGTAGTCATCTACGAACTTATTCCAACGCTCTATAACCTTTAGGGTTGTTGAATCATCATGTGTTTCTTCATGCTTCCACTTTCTTCCATCATGAAAACCTTTCAGGTATCCTTTTTCGTACTCTACATGCTCTGTTATATGTTCAATCATTTTATTTTTTATTTTGTTTATTATATGTAAGCCAATTTCCACCCATTCGAGCGGTGCTGGCAATTTCAAAAACTTCCGAAATAATTTTCTTGCTCAGATAATCAGGTTTGCAGTTCTCCATTACTAAATCGCAAACATTCATGATTTTTTCTAAAGCTAGTTCGTAATTTCTTTCATTTAATTCTTTATTTTTATTTTTATCTGTCATTTTTCGAATTTTGATTTTATTAGTGCCTTAAGTGCTTGGTATGCGGTCTTATATTTATTAAAGGTTGTTCTACCCTTGTAGCAGTAGCGAACAACTCGATACATGTCTCCATCTTCGTAAATCCATCCATATCCCCATTGCGTACCACATTTATCCCTAAGTGTATAGGAGCGTAAGCATTTCTCACCACATGCCTTTTCATCAACTGCTCGTTTTTGCCAAAAACATCTTTCTTGTAATTGTTCAATTGTCATACATTTTTTCTTTCATACTTAGTAAGCATTCCTTGATTTGCTTTTTTGCTGAACCAAATTCAAATTTAGCTCCCATATCTAAAAATGCTTGTTTTGTTTTTTCAGTCAAAAGAGAACCTCCGATAGACATATTTACAAGAGTTTTTTCTCTAATTTCAAAATTATTATAGAACATTTGTTTTAAATCCTCTCCACATATTAAATCTGATGAAGAAAAATGAAATTTTTTGGATTTTATATCTCTAGAATCTACACTCACATAATTAATTAGATTGGAGCATAAATCTTTCATGCTGCAAAAACTGCTTAACTTACTTGGTAATTCCTCTTGATGTAAAAATTGATATAAGATGTTTTTATCAGTCAGGGTATCATCAAATACAGCACCTAAAGCAATTCTTGTATTATTATTACGCTCAAGGCAGAAAATTCTATTATTCCAAGATGAGCTATATACACTCCTATGTTGGTGTGTGCCTGAATCTTCGTCATTCATATCATCCATATATGCTTGATTTGAAAAAAAACTGATAATTTCCGATTTTGGATGGAAATATATCAAGTCATTAAGGAGAGCAATGTTTGCATGCGCTTCTTTTCCATCAATTGGTTTAGGGTCATAAATGATTGAGTTGAAATATCCTGCACAATTTATAATTTGTCGATATTTTGAAATGTTTCCGACATTTTTTGAATTTATGTCGGTACGCTCGACACATTCATGAGCAATACTTGCATCATCAAGTGCTTTTTTCACATTTAAACCAATCCAACCTGAACTTCCTAATAATCCTATCATTTTAATTCCACCAAAATGGTGCGTTTCTTGTTTTTTCCCACTTCGCAAATGTTTTTGTTCGATAATAACTTCTATACGAATCCACAGCATCAATACTCTTAAATTCCTCAGGCATTGCAAGGGCAAAGGGTGTTAATGAAAGACTAGGAATCTTATTCCTCATGTCATTTAATTTTATAATTCCTTCCTGACAGGCATGGGTTTTTCCATACCTAAAACTATATTCGTAACATAAACAAAAAGCATGCATGGATAACCAATTGAAATTCTCTCTACTCTCTCCAGTCCATCTCGTACAAGGATGATTTTTATATCCACCTTTAAGTGGGTTTCCTGATTGTGTAAGGGGCATTTCAGAGTCTACTGCTCCATGTCTGCGTACAGCACTTCCAAGCATTTGGTAGGACTCTACGACCATTTTTGGAATGTGTTTGTCACACATCATTTCTGCTGATACTTCGGGGCATTTATCTAAGACGAATATATTCATGATTTTATTTTTATTTAGTTATTTTTAGTAAAGTTAAACTTGTAAGCAGGTTTTGCTATTGCTTTATCCCTTACCCCCTTAACACCAGACTTTTAGTTGATGCGAAAGACGGAGGCTCTCCTTGGAACCTACAAGTAAGTCATGTATGAGTAATACATAATTGTAATATGCTTTGTATATTTCAATATGTCAATACATAAAATGGTTTTTTATTTGGTAAAATTTTTTTTTGGGCTGATTTGGGTTATTTCAATTACAAAATTTTTAGAAAACATAGTATAGATAAGCTTATTCTTGCCCCCCTTTTATATGTATAGACATCAATTCGATTTTACCACATTTTTATTTTGCTAGGGTAAGTTCTATATATTTGGAAAAATTTTTGGAATTTTTTTTTTTTATTTTTTACGCAAAAAAAACCGCTAGTTTTTTTACTAGCGGTTTTTTATTATTATTATTTTTTTTATCAAATGGCATCTGCAGATTTACAATTTTGCATGATATAAGTAATCATTTGTAAAATTAAGTCTTTGTTTTCCCATCGTTTGACTAATGGACGTTTGCAAGAATGATGTAAAAACCACTGAAAAGACTTAGATGCTAAAGGATGCTTTCTTGCGGTTCTTAACTTGTTTAAATCTGCGGTTTCGCTCATTGCGGTTGAGAGTAAATTGAGAATAAGAAATAATGCGCTTTCGACGTGTTTTGCTTTTATAATATTCGGTGTATTCTCTCCATTACGTGAGGGGCTAGCAGAAAAGCCCCTAAATTCAATCGTCCTTTCATTCGGGGCATAATCATAATTAGATAAGTTTGTAAGGTTTAAAAAACTAGTACGGCGTCCGATTGCTAACCTTTCTAATCTAGTAGCAGTTGAGTTTTTTAATTGTTCAAATGTAGAGATTTCTAAAGGTCTAGAATAGGTTGAATTATTAACTCTATTGCGTTGACCGCTTAAGCCATAAAAAGCCAATTCATACCGCTTGCAAGCGCTTGCAAGGCAGGTCAACACTCTTTGCAATCTACGAACGCCGTTCGTGGTCTCTAGGCTAGAACCAACTAATGAACTAGCTTTGATATGTATATGCAAACCGCAACTTGCGTCAGTCTCAGTAAATCGATTCATCTCATTGGCAACTAGCAAAGCGGTTTCGATGTTTTGCATATCAAATTTGACGCGCATTTCATTAGTATATGGGAAATCTACATTAGTTGCAACGCTTGGGTCTGTACCGCAAACTGCGCTACCATTGGATAGACTAGCAACTTGTCGAGTTGCTTCTCTATAGTCTAGAGTCGAACGGGCTTCCAATTCTATAGCTCCCCTTATAGACTCGAAGCGGTTTAACGTTTTACCGCTAATAATCTTGTCGGCATAATCGTTGAGAAGTTGAGATTGATTTTTCATTGTAATTTTTATTTGAGATTAATAATAATAAGAGACTTTAAACTATTCAAAAAATTGAATAAAAACGAGAAAAATATTTGACACAAAACTTAAGTTGTTGTTTTTCAGTACTTTATGAAAGAAAAAAAATTCGCTCTTATTGCAAGTAATTTGCAATAAAAAAAGTTAAAGCAAAAAAGTTTTTCGTAAAGTCTTCTTTTACAGCGACTTATGAAATATTTTATCGATTCAAAAATCCACAATGC